GGTATCAAAATAAATAAAGTAAATAAATAAATAAAGTAAATCAATCAAAGCAACCCGCCATCACACCACCCGCCATCACCCCCCCGCCTATTAGGCCTCTTATGCCTATTATGCCCATCGCCCACCACCCGCCATCACACCACCCGCCTATTAGGCCTATTGAGCCTATTATGCCCATCGCCCATCGCCCGCCATCACACACCCGCCTATTAAGCCTCTTATGCCTATTATGCCCATCACCCGCCATCACACACCCGCCTATTAAGCCTCTTATGCCTATTATGCCCATCGCCCATCACCCGCCATCAAGCCCACCCCATCACTTCACCTCATAGCAAGGGCAAGCCTTAGCCGCATAAGCATTATGCCCATGCACCCCCGCCCCGGGAAAATTCAGCCTCAGCAGCTGCACCAGCGCCTCCAGCGCCACACGTTGCCGCGCAGTCCGCGTATCCTTGGGCGTACGCCCGTCAGCAGCCAGTCCCCCCACATAACACACCCCCACACTGTGCGCATTATGCCCGCGGCAGTGAGCACCCACCTGAGCCAAAGGCCGGCCCTCATGCACACTCCCGTCAAGATACACCACATAATGGTACCCCACGTCCACAAACCCACGCGCCTTATGCCAGCGCCTGATGTCCGCCACACTCACATCACGCCCCTCAGCAGTAGCCGTACAATGAATAATAATATCATCTATCTTACGCATATACAATACATTTTTACAATCACACCTTCCGCACACCGCCATGACGCGCACTCACACTCACCGCCACACCAAATATGGCCCCGGCATATATCAGCCCCTGCGACACAAACCACAGCACCGAATCACTCAGCTCCCCCAAAGGGTCCACCACAAAGCCGGCACCCGCCAACACAATGCCCGCCACTATCATCAGCATGGCCGAGGCAGGAGCCCAAGCCGACCCCACAGAGCCGGCCGGGCCTTTACCCGCAACGCCATCAGGCATTGCCCACCTCCTTGCCGCCAACAGCCGCACCAATGCCCTTCAGCAACTTAAACTTCAGTTCCTTCATCATCAAGCTGCGGGCCATCTTGCCACTCGGCGTAAAGCGGCAGCGCAAAAACTTTATGTCCGAAGCCGACACATCCTCCTCATGCTCACGGCTCTTCACCACAGCTATCGTCGGGCGGAACGAGCCCAGCGTGCCAAGCCTCACCGACTTGCCCTGCTTCAGCGCATCTATTATCACATGCTCCAAAGCCTCGAGCACAGCCGCCACATCACTCTCCGACAGCGTGCAAAACTTCTCCACCTGCTGCACCACCTCATCATACTTCACAGGCACCGAGGCCGCAATGGTAGGAAAATACTGCTTCTTGTCAAGCTTAAAATTCTTTCTCGAACGTACTACAAAATTAATCATGGTCTATTACTTCAATTTGGTTAGTTAGTAAAACAATTTGGTCATCACAAGCGCGCCGCACATACACCTTAATATATAACACTACTCATTGACGGAATTAGTAAACAAGTTTACGAGTTAACCAATATTTCCGCCAGCGAGTAATATATTACATCATAGCCGGCTTACCAGGCAAGGCAGCGCCCTCATCAATTTTCTGATGCAAAGATACGACCACCCCACTCCCAACACCAAAAAAAGTGTACAAATTGTACACTATTTCTGCCCCACCGCCCACACCCGCCCCACAGTCGGAGCAAGCAACCCAACAAGCCTATCCCCTTATTATGCCTAATGAGCCTATTATGCCTATTAAGCCCACCTCCCTATCATGCCTAATGAGCCTATTATGCCTATTATGCCCACCCCCTATCATGCCTAATGAGCCTAATATGCCTATTATGCCCACCCCCCACCATGCCTAATGAGCCTAATATGCCTATTATGCCCACCTTACTTACCATCCCATCAACTACCACCCCGTCCCCAGGTTAAATAACTCAAAAACACCACAAAAACCCCGCCCCACGCCCCCCACCTCCCAAAAAATACCGATATTTGCCCACAAACAACCCCTAAAACACACATACAATCATGAAACGCACACTACTCACCCTCATCATAGCCATCATGGCACTCACAGCACGCGCCATCAGCTACGACGACGCGCGCCAGCAAGCATGGTTCATCACCGACAAAATGGCCTACGAGCTCAACCTCACCCCCGAGCAGTACGACCGCGCCTACCAAATCAACCTCGACTACCTCATGAGCCTCAACGGCCCCACCGACATCACAGGCGCCTACTGGCAATACCGCGACATCGACCTCCGCTGCATACTCTTCGACTGGCAGTACAACCTACTCAGCACACTCGACTACTTCTACCGTCCCGTGCGCTGGTACGCCACACGCTGGTACTACCCCGTCTACGACCACTACCGCATAGGCTATTACTACTACACACGCCCCAACATCTACATCACCTACCACGGCTGCACATGGCACCGCCGCCGTCCCGACCGCCCAAGCCCCTACGCCTCATGGCGTCCCAGACGCGGTGCCGGCATGCGCGGATACGGCCCCGCCACACCACCGCCACCCCCACACAACCACCACGGCCATCACAACCGCCCCGACAACAACTACAACTGGCCCGACCACCCCTACAATAACAACAACGGCAATTACGGCCACCCCGACCGTCCCTACAATAACAACAACGGCAACTACAACCACCCCGACCGCCCCAACAACAACGGCAACTACGGCCGACCAGGCCGTCCCAACAACAATAACAACAACTCAGGAGCTCGTCCAGCCTTCCGCGACACCTACATCAACTACCGACAGACAGGCCACGACACCCCCCAGCGAGGCACAGGCCGCCCCACCAGCACCCGTAGCGGACGAGGTTTCGGACAAAGATAACACCCCCTCACACACCTATAATATATAAAAGCTGCTGAAAAATGCCCCGACGCGAGACGCGTCGCCCCCATTAGTGCTTGCGTTTTCTATCAGATTGACAGGTTAAAAAGCGAATTTGAAGCCATGAAAAGAACTGTTGTACCAGAGCATTTCGCTCGAATGGGGGCGTTCTGTGTCTCCTAATGATGCCATTCTGCGAACGTGCTCAAGCACCCATTAGATGGAAGCCTCGGAAACGGGGCTTCTGTCTTTTTTAAGCAATCGGTTCGTTTTCGGCACGAAAGCGGGTATTTCCATTTCACGGAAGCAGATGTGCAGTCCGATGGCACGTGTCATGAGCAAGTCGTCGTGTTTGCCCACGATAGCGCCGTAAGCCCCATTCTGTTTCCGTTCATAAGTATCGTATTCGTCAAGACACCTCTTGTCGCGCTCGATATAGAGGCGGTCGCGCACACACTTTATCAAAGTAGAGATAATCATCGGTTTGGTAGCCACATTTGTGTGGAATCCATACTTGCGCGGTGCCCCCTCACGTATTTCCTCCTCCGACTGACGGCGCGCATACAGGTTAGGGTAGATGTTGGAAATTTGGTTGAGAATATACTGCGACTGGTCGCCGCCCTCCACCTGCCGTTCCTTGTCGTGTGTCTCCAAGGTGTTGCTCTCGATGACCAAAAGCGACTCGTTGTAGTAAGCTGCAATTTGAGCCGCACGCCATGCAAGGCGGTCGATGTCGCAATGGCCGTACCACTGTGCCACCACCGAGGGTGGTTCGCTGCCGTCAATCATGCTCAGACGGTCGAACACCACGATGACTGACCAGTCGGCCTTGTTGGATCGTCCGCCAATATCCACGACCGTGAGATAGCGGTCGGTCACCTCTACATCGTCGAACACCTCGGGCTTCGCCCAAATGTGGAGCAAGCCCTGCTTGTCCTCAGAGAAGCGCAGGTTCTTCAAGGCATCCTCCCCTTCGTCGGCATCGGCATAGACCTCGCCGATGAACTGCGGCGGACGGCAATACGGCTCAAAGCGTTTGACCAGATACTTGTCGAACACCATTGTGCCCGAATGGACGAACGCCTCCGTGTCGTCAGATGGGAACTCCGAGGCCATGACCGCGAAGTCGTTCTTTCCCGAACGCTCACGGATATACCAGTTGATAGCCTCCATGGAAGCTCCACGTTCCCATAGCGACCACAGATAGCGTCCAGATTCTTCACGGTTGGAAGGCACATTCGCATTGAATCGGTTGAGCCACAGATGCTGTGCAAAGTCACGCTGCTCGTCGGCTGATGCAAACGGTCGCGAATAGTGCTCAATCTGAAACCATGCGATGAAGAGGGCCTCGAACTGCGATGGTATCTGAGGGTCGGCAGCAGCAGAGTATTCGGTGTGGAAGAAATTGCCCGTACCATTTGCTGTGCTCTCCATGACAATCATGGTGTATGGCTCGTCGAGGATACCCGAACATGCGGAGCGCACGATGTCCTCGGGTGACTTGCCGTCCGTTTTTTTCCAAATTCCTACCTCCGACAAGTGAACGAGCGAATAAGCTCCGCCACGGCAACCGTCTGGCCGCTCGGCGGTGCCAATCTTAATTTTGCAGTTGCGCTGCGGCACACGCGACGTAGACCCCGACTTGCCCACGCCCACCAGTTTAGGCTCATTCTGTGAATACGCTTCTCCCATCTTGTGCAGGAACTCCACCGGGTACTTCTTAATCATGTTGTCGAACATGTCCTTGATTTCGTCAGAAGCCGTGCCTTGGTGAGCGATGATGAGCGAGTTGAGCCCTTTCTTGTGGAAGAACTGGAGCCACGCCATGTAGAGCTGCGTGGTGGTAGAGCCGCCCCACTGACGCGCTTTCAGCAGGATAAGACGGATCGGTTCCTTGGCCTTGCGCCTTGCCTCGAAGCGCGATACCAAGATGCGCTGTGGATAGTAAAGACGGAAAAGCACGTCCTTTCCCGCCTTTTTGTTGTGGATATACACCAGCGTAGCCGCCCAGAAAGGAAAGTCGTGCTTGTAGCGCAGGCGAATGAACTGGCGTGACACCTTGATGTAGTCGGTGTTGTCAGGCTCGACATGAAGCACGTCAGAGAGAAAGCGAGAGATGGAGCCAGCCTTTACCAACTTTTTTACAAACGTAACATTCATCATCTCGACAGGAAGCCACTGAATTGGAATGGCGAAGTCGGAGATACAGACACGCACACGTTCGCCCACCGACCCCTCGCCAGTGACGGGGTCGAAGTGGGCGTACATGATTTCATTGCGTCGGTCATTCTCCGTCAGCAATGCGGCAATCTCTGTATCTGTCATATTGGTTGTCATACCACCCATTTTTTATGCGGTAAATAAACTCTCCGACTGTGCGCGGCGTAAGGTAGAACTTGGGCGCAGGCTGGTTGACAATATTCGTGACCAGTTCATACACCGACTTGTCAGGAAACTCCTGCTTCATGATGATGAAGCGTCGGTAAATCTCCTCGAACATCTCACGCTTGTTTCTCCTCATACGCGGCATGGGCTTGCCCGCCGCCATAGTTGAAATGACAATAGCTGCCCTCTCCTCGCTCACCCAGAAGCGAGAAGCAGGCGACTCAGCCACCAACTCAAAGATGACAGGCATGACGATGATACTTGCTTCGGCAAGTTTTTCGCGGTAAGCCCTCATGAGGTCGATATTGCGTGCCCTCGTAAACTCTAGTATGCTGCCAAAATACTTCATAGTATCACTGTAACGCGTTGGCGTAATTAGTAAACAAGTTAACGGGTTGACTTGAATTTACGCCAAGGGTTATTTTTTTCCTATACAAAGTTAGCGAAGCCAACTCACAATAGTTAAAAGTGGAAGCACGTCTTCTATGTTTATTTTTGCACTGAATATGGCACATTCTAAATTAAAAGAAGAAAATGGCTGAAAATAACCAAGTTAAGAGCAGACGCGACCAGCATCTGGAGCGGCTGAGAAAGAAATACCCCGGCAAGAAATTCGAGGACGACGAGGAAATCTACGGTCAGATTTCCGACGATTACGACCAATACGAGCATGAATTGGACGGTTACCGAGGCCGTGAGAAAGCCTTGGGCGACATGTTTTCGGCCGACCCGAGAAGCGCCCAGTTCCTTGCCGACATGCACAACGGGCAAGACCCTGTGCTCGGCCTTGTGAAGAACTTCGGCATCGAAATCAAGGACGTGCTTGACAATCCCGAGATGCAGGACAAGATAGCCGAAGCCAACAAGGAATATGTGGAACGTGTGGCCAAGTCGAAGCAGCTCGACGAGGAATACGAGAAGAATATGGACGCGAGCCTTGCGACCCTGCGCCAGTTCCAAGAAGAGCGCGGCATGAGCGATGAACAGATAGATGCCGTGGCCGATGCCATGCTCACCGTGGTGAAAGACGGCGTGATGGGCAAGTTCTCGCGCGAGACCTTGGAAATGTTCGTCAATGCCATCAACCACGACAGCGACGTGGCCAATGCCAGCGAAGAGGGTCGTGTGGCAGGACGCAACGCCAAGATTGTGGAGGGGCTGCGCAAGCAGAACAAGGGCGACGGTACGTCACCACTGAACGGCAAGAACGGAAACGCTGGAAGCGGACAGAAATCGCAGAGCATCTTCGACCTCGCCAATGAAGCCATGTAGCCCATGAAAGGAGAAGTAGTCAAGTTTCCAGCCGATGGCAAGCGGCGCCCCCCCCTCAAAGGCAGTGCAGGACTATATACCCAAGTGCCGGGCGGCATGGCAACAGTAAGCAATCTCGCGAGTGCGACAGGCGGTATAGCCCCCGGCAAACTCGTACAGACCGATAACAAGTAACATTATTCACAAACTAAAAATTACAAGACATGGACGGAGAAACCGTACAAGTAGGTGGTACGACAACCACCACCCCTGCACCAGGCACAGCCGGCGTGCAGAGCCAAGTGCCGGGAGCTGCCACTACCGTCAGCGGTGTGGCAGGTGCGACAGGCGGAGTAGGTCCGGGCAATCTCGTGCAGACAGACCTCGACCAAGAACTCTACAAGTTCAAGAGTGACGACACCCCGCTTATGCAGCTCATGCTGAAAGCGCGAAAGGTAAAGGTGGGTTCCCCCGAGGTAGAGCACTACATGATTGACGAGCCACGTTCCAGCGTGACCACGACTACCAAGGTAACCGCAGGCGCAGGCAAAAATTTTGTGCTTCCGCTTCCCGCAAGCGATGCAGAAATACCTCGTCCCTACGGCACGTTGCTTGTCAAGGGCGTTGACGGCTATGCCGAGGACGGCAAGACCAAGACCCCCGGCAAAGACCTCATGCTGTTCGTGACAGGCCAAGACCCGACGACAAGCAACCCAATCGTGAGAGCTGTGAACGGCCCGAAGGCCAACACTACCGACGAGAGCTGCACCACACCCGAAATTCCTGCAGGTTCCACGCTCATCGTACTCTCGAACGCCCTCTACGAAACGCAGAAGAAGGTAGATCCCGACCTCATTGTTCCGCAGGGAACCACCGTGTACCTGCAGAAGCGTGGCATGAACCAGATTGTGTCCGACTACTATGATGCGCAGAAGAAGAAAATTCCGTTTGGCAAGGCCGTCATCGCCGAAGCCGCCATCACCAACTTCAAGGTGCGCGGCAACCGAACCCTCTATGCTGGACGCAAGGGCAAGATGACCGTGCAGACACCCGAGGTAGGTGCGCAGGTCATCTACTTTACGGAGGGTGTCCGCTACCAAGTGAAGAAAGAACTCCAGCATATGGGCAAGTGGACAGTGGAGGAAATCATCGCTTTGGCCAAGATGACATTCACGGGCGAGGACGTGCCCAAGAGTGTGATTGCCCTTTCAGGCAAGAACTTCTTGGAGAATATCCAGTGCATTGATTACTCGAAGCACCCCGAAATTCAGATTACCACCAAGACCAATCCCGTGGGCTGGGTAGTGACCAACTTCCACACTGTGTTCGGCGACATCGAGTTTAAGCACGACCCGACCCTCGACCGCTTGAAGTGGAGCAACTCCGCGTTCATCGTGGCCCCCGACCGACTGGTGCACTACCAGTACTCTGCAGAACACTCGTCGAAAGACCGTGTGGAGGGCGAAGAGGCAACACGCGAGTCAATTCTTGTGTGGGACGCACTCGCACTCAAAGGCTCATGCCACATCTGGATTAACGGTGAGGGCGACAACGAGAACACTACAGCCACACAAATCCACTTGTGGGACAGCGCAGAAGCCCCTGCCGCACCAGTTGAGGGTGGTGTGTACTATCTGTTGCAGGACTGCCCCGGCATCAATGCAGAAGCCGTCAGCGGTCAGATGTGGCAGTATAAGAATACCGCATGGGTAGAGTATACAGGTGACGTAATGTCCACGGAGTAACCCCGAAATTCAAACAACCAATTCATCAATCAATAGAGGCGGATAGGTAGCAATGCCGTCCGCCTTTATTATTATAACATTCAATGTCAATGAAAAAGAAGAAAATAACCTACGGAGTGTTCGGCATGATGGAGTACCAATCCATCATCAAGATAGGACGCGCCACGCTCAAAGTATTGTTCACAGACGGTTCCATCACCTCGTTAGGTCAGAACCCGGCACATTACACCACCAGCGACTTCCTTGTGCAGCACGCCATCGAGAACAGCAGCGATTTCAAGCGCGGCCGCATCAGAGTGGTGAATGCCATAGAACTTGACGAGGAGGTTCGCATTGAGCGTAACCACATAGCAAGTGCACAGAATGCACCAGCCAAGGTAACTGCCAGTCGTGCCGTAAAGGTGGAGAAAGCCGCTGACAACGCAGCCCCTGCTAAGGAAGAAGATACGGTTGTGGAAGATGTGGCGGGGACCATGGAGACCGTAACAGGAACAGCTCCCGATGCAACAGAGACCGCATCAGAAGCCACAGAAACAGAAGAGGCTGAGGACAAAGCAGCCGAAGGAGCTGCAACCCCTACCGAGGTGGAGTTTTGCACGAACCAAGAAGCCAAGGACTACCTTGCTAACACGTTTGGCGTGAAAGGTGCGCTCAAGACGCGAGCCGAGATTATTGCTGCGGGTGAGACCTACGGCGTGAAGATAACTTTTGTGAAAGACTAACGACGCAGACGACATGGTGTACAAAATCGAAATTGTGGAGCGAGACGTGCGTATAGCCATTGACGAGAACAAGACCGGCGAGCAGCTCATCAGCGATGAGGACGTAGACACCCTGTCGTTGAATGACATCATCCGCTCAAAGATAGTGGAAGCCGTGAGGCGTGTAGAGTCGTCCGCTCCCGTTCGCTACTTGGAAGAGGGTCACGTGTTTGGCGATGCCATCTACTGGGAGCGTAACGGCAGCGGTTGGACTCTGCTGCCCGATGATTTCATGCGTCTTGTAGCCTTTCGCATGAGCGACTGGGAACGTACCTGCTATATGGCTATATCTGCTGATGACCCATTGTATGATCTTCAATCTTCCAGATACAAGGGTATCCGCGGCAATGTTCAGAAGCCTGTATGTGCCATAGTGAACCGTGCAGAGGGCAAGGCGTTGGAGTTCTATTCGTGCAACAGCGAAGACGCATATGTCAAGCGCGCCTCGTACATACCTTATCCGGAGATAGACGAAGACGATGGCATAGACATCTCGGAGCGTTGTTATACCGCCGTGGTCTACATGACCGCAGCATTAGTATTAACCGCCTATGGTGCAAGCGAGCAGGCAGCTGCAATGAACACCTTGGCAAAAAGCATTTTTGAATAATGAGTTCAATACCGACGAAACAGATAGACGGCGATGTAGCCATCGGCAGGGACGCTAATGTAGGCGGCAATGCCACTGTGCGCGGCTCGTTGAAGGTTGGCCACAACCTGACCGTTGAGGGCTGGCTCGATGCCAAGAACATAAAAGGTCCGAACAAAGGCCTGTTCAAGACGGCGGCACAGCTACGCGAGGCATACCCCAATCCGCATGATGGGTGGTGGGCATTGGTGACCATAGAAGGCAGTGTGGCGTCAGATCATCTTGGACAGCTTTATGTGGCTGACGGTGGCGCGTGGGTGGCTCAGGTTGACAGCAAAGGTAATCCGCTGCTGAGGGGTAACCCGGTAGTTGACAGTACGAAGTATATTGACGCCTTGAGAGTTGATGTAAACAAGAACAAGGAAGATATACGCAGTCTTGGCTCTACTCAGGGCACGCAAGGCAACAGTATCAACACACTCAACACTCAAATGGGTACGGCCCAGAGCGACATCAGCACTCTGAAGAAGACGGTCAGCGACAACAAGACCGAACTTGCTGGCAGCATCAGCGGTGTGCAGAAAGACCTCACATCGTTCAAGAACACTAAAGGACAGCCCAACGGGCTTGCACCTTTGGACGAACAGAACCAGGTACCTTCGCAGTATCTACCCGACTATGTGGACGATGTGTTGGAATTTGGCGGTATGGTAAGTGGTGTCACGGTGCAATCAAATTCGCTCGAAAACTCCTCGACAGACAAGGACTGCAGTGTGGTGTACAACAAGAGCACAGAATGTTTTGTGATAGCCTGCACCACGACCACCGATGCAGCCTGGGGTGTGAAGCGAGTGACCTACTACAACAACTGGATAGACGGTGACCTTTACGGCAAGGGCACTCTGAAAGGCCGTGTGCCCCGCAGCGGCAAGGTATACATAGACGTGAGCACGAATAAGACCTACCGTTGGGGTAATGGCACACTTGTCGCAATTGGTGGTTCCACAGCCCAAAATGGCGTTCAAGGCACAAGTGAGAACTATGTGTACTCATCGGCATCAGATGAAACTCGCACGGTATTGAGCGGCAAGATGTGGACTTACACGCATACAGATGGTAATTTGTTTTTGCGGTTCAAGAAGTGGGGAGCTAATAATGACACTGCCCAGCAGGACTATTGCCAAGTGATGCTAATGGGTTGTGTATCGAATGATAAATGGGGACTAATGAACCCTTACGTGTATGCACGATTGAATAATCATACTTTGGCAGAAGGACAGAGTACGTTGGACGCAGTCAAAGTGAACTACACACGTTTTGACGATAGTGGCAACAAAGTGCTTACGCTCACGAAAGCAACTTCGGCCAAGGCAGGTGTGATGACGGCCTCCGACAAGACACTGCTCAGCGGCCTGGGCAAACACCTGCACCCCGACCCCGACAACCTCACCACTCTCGAGGCCCTTAACACCGCCCTCGACGCCATGGGCCCCGACACCGCACAGGGCACACACCACCTCAGCTGTTGGGGCATACCCTTGGCCGTCACCCTGGCCGTGCTCAACGTGGGCGACAAGGTGCTCATGCAGACCATCACCGGCTCCATTACCACCAACACCGAAGGCACAGCACTTGCCACCATCAACGCCCCCGGCCACTACACCACCCTCGTGCGTTACTATCAGGAGGGCAAATGGGGTACATGGGCTTCTATTGGCGACAGCATATCGGCAAGTATCAATGTTTCGCAACTCGACACCTATTTTATGAAAGAAGATGGCAAAGTCGGTGTTGTAGTAGACATGGTAAAGTGCAAAAATGCTAAACCCATTTACGTTGTGATGGACGATGAAGGCAATCGTGTGGGCTTGCTGTTTACGCATAGTGACACCATGAAACATTGTCTTGTGTTGAACTTGTTAACGCACTTAAAGCTCAAGGACGATGGTTCACTAGACGCAACTACACATTCTCACACATACGATTACCCCAAGTTCTATCGCAAGAACCTTGGTTTTAAGTTCTTTTCAAATGCAGGTGAGAGCGACCCAAGCTATTTTGAAAAGTTGCAGGCAAGCAAATGGTATTGCCCACTTGATGAACAGTTTAAGAGAATGGTGCCAACGCTGCAAGGTGGTGCTGCAGGCGATGGGAAAAAATACATTTACTCGCAAGGTGGTAGCGATAACACTCGCACGGTGTTGAGCAGCAAGATGTGGATATACAAGCACAGCGACTTCAATCTGTTTCTGCGATTCAAGCATTGGGGCGCGAACAATGACAAGGCAGAGGAGAATTACAGCCAGGTGCAGCTGCCAAACGCATGGACGGGAAGTAATGGCCTAATGCGTCGCGACATATACGCACGCCTTGACGCATTTGAACTGCGTGAGCAAAACTCCACGGCCACAGAGGTAAGGATTGTAACCCCGATTTTTACCACAGGCGGCACGAGAGAGCTAAGTATATCACAAGCCACCACGGCCAAGGCAGGTGTGATGACAGCTGCCGACAAGAGTAAATTAGATAGATTAAGTGATATTTCTGCCGAGGGTGCACGCGCTGCAAAAGCCTTGTACAAAGCCACCGGAGGCACAAAACTATTTGGCCCTAATAATATCTTCGATACAAATAATCGTACATTAGGTGGCGTTGTTGATAAGACTCTATATGACAGTTCGACTCCAACGGAGTACACAAAAGGGAGTCCTTTTGAAGTATTTTGCACGCAAGGCATTAAGTCTGATGTAGACAGCAAGAAGTATATGATATGGTTCGGGTTGCGTAAAAGTGCGACCTACATAGAGCGATATAGTTGTCAGCAAGTTATAGGGCAAACCGAGGCAGAGCTTTACGCGTATGGAACTCCTGTAGCGTTCCGTCTGAATAATGGGGAAGTGTATACCCCTCAGCAAGGTAGTGGAGGGTTGGAGATAGGTACGTCTACAAAATATATAGTGTCGCGAGAATGTGTTATACCTTCGTATAGTGATTTGCATGATGCTGCAACAAGTGAAAAAGACGGGTTGATGTCTGCTGCTGATAAAGCGCAGCTTGATGTGATTGCGGCTTCGATGGATTCCTTTGGCAACAGTATTACGGAACAGGCTAAGCGTATATATGACTTGGAGCAGTGTAAGCCTTTGGCTACGAAGAATAGAAATGGCTTCATGAGTTCTGAGGATAAGACTCAACTACAGGGTGCGTTTGCTGATTTCAATGCTCGACGACAGGCAAATGACGTGGAAGGCTATGTTGGCAAGAGTAATGTAATTAGTGTTCCTGGATATGTTAGGAATACACAAATTGCTGCTGATATTTATCGGAATGCTGAAGAACGTGATTATACCCCAGGTGCTTCTTTTGGCGTGTATATTTCGGCCGGGTACGATGAAAACAATCCAAACAAACAATGTGTGTGGTTTGGCTTACCCATCGAAGCAACCAAGTTTGTGCGGTATCGTCTTAACTATTGGCTGCATGGTTCCGCTGACACTCTTGTCGGCAAGTACTTATGCGACACCAACGATAAATACTATGCGGTTCGCGAAGGTGCTGTTGGTGAATATATATCCGAAGCTTCAGATGATACCCCTTGCATCATGACCATTGCTGAAAAGCGTATTCTTAATCAAATTAAACAGAAGTTGGGGTTATAAGTAGGTGTTAAAACGAGTAGAACGGGGTTCGGATAGTGTCCGGACTCCGTTCTTGCATTTTATGAATACCGGTGTAATCCGGTCGGAAATATATTGGGGTGGGGGAGTACTCCCTGGTAGTACGTTCCGTTTTTTCTTGCTCCTGACTTCCTCACTTTTTGTGCCATTGTGAATGACGCATGTCGAAAAACAATGAGATATGTCATTTGATTGGGTGACGCATTGACTTAGTTTGCAGTGACGGCTATGGTGAATTTAGTTTGTAGCTATCCGCTAATGCGGGAGACTTGTGTTAGCCGCTTATCGCGGGGACATAAGCACATAGGTTTACATAAGAAACACATAAGGCTGCTGCGCGGCTGACGGCCACGGACTAACGTCCGGGTGGCCTCAAGAGACATAAGGGCTGACGCCGTGGGGTGGCTTGGTATCCGCTAACGCGGGAGACATAAGAACATAAGGGCATAAGAACATAAGATATGACGTTTGTGTTAGCCGCTAACGCGGAAGACATAAGGACATAAGGACAGAAGTGTTCTCCCTCTCCGTTTCTTTCGCGTCAGCGAGATTTTTTTGCGGTTCTGCAAAATAAGAGAAAGTTGTATGATATGTCAACTTTTTATATTACCTTTGCCTAAGGTAGGCTGCATCTCGGCAAGACATTCAAGCAAGCTTGATGTTTTGTGCTCGATTTGCACTACCTTTGCACTATGAAATCAGAAAGGAAAATATTGGTTTACAAAGATTACTTTCTCAAGTTCTACCGCGCCTTGGAAGTAGGAGCACAGAAGAAAATAGACTATGTGCTTGACGTGCTGAAGATGCAGGACAGAGTGAGCGAGAAATTTGTAAAATACATAAAGGACGGTATCTATGAAATAAGAGCCTCCCACAATGGTAATATATACCGAGCGTTCTTTATCTTCGACGAGGGAAACATCGTGATGCTATTCAACGGCTTTCAGAAGAAAAGCCAGAAGGCACCCTCTAAGGAGATTGCAAAGGCACTTGAACTTAAGAAGGAATATTATGCAGGAAAGAAATGACATTGCCAGTTTCGATGCTATTCTTGATGCCAAGTATGGAGCAGTAGGAACTGCGGAACGAGAGGCGTTCAGAAAGGAAGCTACCAACTATTGCGTAGGACAGATTATCTATGATGCCCGAAAGCAGGAACACATGACTCAATCAGACCTCGCGAAGAAAGTGGGGACTGACAAGACCTACATATCTCGCATAGAGAAAGGCGTGATAGAGCCTGGTGTGGGAATGTTTTTCCGCATCATTGAAGCTCTCGGTTTGAAAGTGGACATTGTACGTCCGATAGTATAACAAGGAACAAAAGGGAGGAAATACCACGCGCCGCTGTGTTCTGCGGTCTGGCAACAACTCGAATGCGAACAGCTGCGGTCGGCTGATATTCTTGTGGCAAGCCATGAGTGCGTTGTCTTTTATGGAAACGTCTTTGGCTAAGTTTAACTCAAGTTCGGATTTAGCCGGGTACGGCTTGAAAGGCCAAAAGTACAAACGTAACCTCTAATGGAGGCGTAGCGGGACACGCGGGAAAAATATGCAGCTATTATTAAGTAGCGTCCGTATTTTCCTCCTTTCTCTATCGCGCGGGACGGGGCTGCTGAAAAAACCGACGCGGGACGCGTCGCCCCCATTAGTGTTTGCGTTCCCTGTCAGACTGACAGGTAAAAAGCAAACTTGAAGTCAGGGAAAGGACTGTTGTTCCCTGGCATATTTGACACAGAATAGAGAACATACAAAGGGCTAACGAGAGAGAAGCAGAGAAAATCTGCTTCTCTCTTTTTTTGTGGCACAACAGTTAAAAGACCCGGATATAGCCAAGTGGCTAAATTTGCCGTGAACTAAAATTGACGACAATGAAGAAGATAATCAAGAGGCTCAGAGATAGCAACAGGAGCAAGCATATTGCCGGCGGCATGGTGATAGGCTTTGGTGCGGACAGCACCTGTTGCGCAGCCCATGCCGGGGCAGGTGTAGGACGACTAAATAGAATAGCGGTATGGCAGTAGTGTTCAAACTTTGGAAATTCGCCGCCATGGCCGTGGGCGGCATGGTAGGTTGGCTGGTGGCAGAGTTCAGGCCAACATTCCCCTTGATAGTTGTGGCCGTCATCTTTATACTATATGATGCATGGACCGCTTTCAAGCTTGACAAGCGTGTGCATGAGTCATATCCTGACAAGACGAGCAGGGAGAAAGCCAAGTTTACAAGTTTTGCCTTTGGCAAGGTGGTGAAGCAGACCATACCCAAAAGGTTTTGGCTCATCATACTGGCATACTTGGCCGAGCACTGGGTGTTCGTGCACATGCAGGTGCCGCTGTCGTATGTGCTGACAGGTGTGATATGCTTTGAGCAAGCATGGTCGATACTGGAGAACGAGAGCAGCTGCCGCCCCGAGGCAGAACACCGCTTCTGGAAGCTGCTGCAACAAATAATGGTAGACAAGACTGCAAGGCACTTTAATGTGAACCTTGACAGTCTAAAAGACGGAGAAGATGGTAAAAGTACTGATTGACAACGGGCACGGTGAGAACACGTCCGGCAAGTGCAGCCCCGACAAGCGGCTGAGAGAATACGCCTATGCAAGAGAGATAGCAAGGCGCGTGGAGAAATGTTTGCGGTGCAAGGGCTACGAAGCACAGCGCATTGTGGAAGAAGAGACCGACGTGCCGCTCTCGGAACGCTGCAAGCGCGTGAACGACATCTGCAAGCAGGTTGGCACGAAGAACGTGCTACTGGTGAGCATACACAACAATGCGGCAGGAGGCGACGGCAAGTGGCATGAGGCGCGAGGTTTCTCCGCCCATGTGGGGCTGAACGCATCGAGCAAGAGCAAGATGTTGGCTCAGTATCTGTGGAACGAAGCCATACAGCAGGGGCTGAAAGGCAACCGCAGTGTGCCAGCGGAACCATACATTGCCCAGAACCTTGCCATTTGCAGGGACACGGCTTGTCCGGCAGTGCTGACGGAGAACCTGTTTCAAGACAACAAGGAAGACGTGGAGCTGCTGCTGAGCGAAGAAGGCAAGGAGAAAGTGACCGCCACTCATGTGAATGCTATTGTGAATTTTATCAAGGACTATTATGGATAAGAAGAAATTCGGTCTTTTGTGGGCAATATCATGTGTGCTTGCAGGTATTGTTGGTATTGTCGTTTTGGTTGACATTGTGCTTTGCGGAGGCTACGGCAAAGGTCATGAACCTGCAGAAGTGGTGCGTGACACGGTGATTGACACCATACCATACTACAAGCCGGTGCCGAAGGACAGTTTGTTGTTGACATACAAGACTGTGACCCTGCCCAAGAGTAACAAGACGCAGCCATCTATCCGTGCGGACACGCGACAGGAAGAAAGTTGTATACAAAACAATGTGGCAGATGTGCGTGACAGTGCTGAGGTAACTATCCCCATCATTCAGAAGACGTATAATGGCGTTGACTACACGGCCTGGGTGAGCGGATATGACGTTCAGCTTGACAGCATCTATGTATATCCGAAGCATGAGTATGTTACGCGCAAGATTAAGCAGCCTCCCAAGAAATGGCATGTCGGTGTGACGGCAGGTTACGGTTTCGGCAAACAAGGTATGCAGCCATATATAGGCATCGGGCTAACGTATTCACTAATTTCATTCTGACATGGAGACAATCACCGTACAGATATTCAAGGACGATGTGTATGAAGAGGTGGCCAAGGCTACCGACTACACAGGCGCGAAGCTGATAGACGGCGACGAGGGAGCACGAGACCGCATTCTCGCCACGGACAGTGACCTTTCAGACCTCGGCAGGTTTTGGGAGGAGTCGGTGCTTGCCACCAACGAGAGGCTGAAAGAGATGCTCGTGAGCGGAACGACGAAGCAGATACTTGTAACGACAACTTCTATTCCACCAATACTGCAGCCTAAAGATGTGGAGGCACAGAGCAGCGTGGTTCCGCCGATAGTGACGCGGACAGGCTACGAAGCTGTGCTGGAGGTGAGCAAGTCGTTTGACAAGGGACTGAAGGACAATGTGCAGTCGGCCCTTCGCAATTTTTTCATTGCCTCAATCATCGCCCAGTGGTTCAAGCTGGCCAACAAGAACGAAGCTGCTGACTACTTCAACCAAGCCGGGGAAATGATGGACGGTGCGGAACGTCTGCTTTATAGCCGCAAGAGACCGCCCCGTCCGAGTGACTAACAATTAATATTTTATTGAAATGGGAGAACAAAAAACATTAGGTGCCAAAATTAACGTGACGGTAACCATCAAAATTTCGTGGCTTCTTTTCGACATCATGAACGAGACCTTCTTGCGTGGCCGCACAATCCAGGACAAGGAAAACCACAAGGAGGTGGCGAGCATGTTTGCCTCTGAGGACGAAGAAAACCGCGAGAAGATACTTCGCTCTATCAAGAAAGGTTTTGCCGAGGTGAAGATAGAATTGTCGGATTACCTCAACGAGGACGGCACGACGACAGACAATAGTCACTATGACGGTAGTACAGACCTGACGCTTAGCCTTACAATGCCGAGCAACTTCAACAAGGCTGCAACTACTGGTGTGGGCGAGGCTATCCACGACTACCTGAAGAACTCCGCCATAGCCGAGTGGTACATGGTGACGAACAAGTCAGATGCTGAACAGTATGTGGCACTGTCACAGAAGAGCCTCGTGAGCATACAGCAGGCGGTGAGCAAGCGCAGCCGCCCGCAGCGTCCAAACGATAGTACGACCGATAGTACGACCGATAGTAAGTCCGATAGTACGACAGGGAGTAATTGATGATGACTTATGAGCTGCTGCATAGAGAATGATGGAGGGAAGCTGAAGGTGACGCTTACCTTTGAGCGGGAACAGCTGCTTTATGACATCAAGAACAATGCCTATGTGGAGAGCCATGTGATGGCTCCGGAAACCGAGCACGCGAAGCACATGGTGGCAGACGTTGGCGAGGAGGGCAATGTGGACCGGGTGACAAGAGTGCTGGATTTGGGTGTCTCCATGTGTCGGGAAATGCTTTACCCTTGGTCAAAGAAGGAAATTGTCAAGACTGTGTTTGACGACAAGCTAAAGGAGTGGGCGCAATACCATGTATACATGAGTGTACCCAACACGATTTCGCAAACCACGCTGACCTATGTTGAAAGGCTGATACATGAATACCTTGTGTGTCGTGGTGTGTCCGACTGGCTAAGCATAACCAATCCGTCGAAGTCGGAGATGTGGCTTGCCAAGGCTGCTGAGGTAGAACAGGAAATACGCACGTCCATTCATTCGAGAATGGAACGGAAGCGTATCAGGCAACATTGGTTAGGATAATAAAGACAAGAGCCGAGGTGCATCACGCGTCCCGGCTCTTGTCATAGTTACCTAAAACAACTAATCTTAACGCGTTGGCGGAATTACAGGGTTAACGAGTTAACAGGTAAGTATGTTATACACTGCTTGTTATTTTAGTTTCGGATTTAGTTTCGCACGGGCTAAAAGACGCTGCGAAATTACGCAAGCACTAATGGGGACGACGTGTCCCGCGGATAGAGATAGGAGTTAAATACGAACGCTGCAACTGCTAATAATAGCTGCATATTTTCCCGACGCGAGACGCGTCGCCCCCATTAGAGGTAGCGTTCGGTGCTGTTGGCCTTTTAGCCCGCACTTGCTAAATCCGAAACTTCAATTAATAATGTCTTCTTTATCTCGGCTTGTTGGTTTGTCGAGGTGTGAACTCGACTGACGCGCCGTAGATGTTTTCATCTGGTGAGAGTGTGGCTACACCGGCAATTCGGAAATACTTGTAAGGAGAGCCACGGAAGCCCTGTAGATAATGGTCTTTGCTTGACCATACAAGGTGCCAGTTCTGCAAGTTGCGCGAGCCGTAGAGAACTGTTGAGACGTTACCTTTTCGGAAAAAGCCACGCTGTATGACACTGGCGAAAGTCTTCAATACGTTAGCCGCTTCGAGTTTGAGTGGCCGTGTGACGTAGAGGCACTTGACGTTATCCTTGATGGTTTCCGAGAAGTTGATTACGGCGTTATCTTCGTTGACTGCCAGCGCATCAGGATAAGAGTTGAGGTGCGATGTGAGACGAGAGAACATCATGCCCCACTGATTTGTCTTTAGCGAATAGACATACGCGTATGTGATGTTTGGCGCATACACAATGACGCGCTGGTGGACGTAGTCGTATAACATACGGGACTGCTTCAAGAACTTGGTGAACGGCAGCGTAGGCAAACATTTGTCTGTTGCCGGCTCATGTCCGAGCATGGCGTGCAGTTTTTCAAATCCGGGAAGACGCATCGCATCAAACGGATATTCGGAGTTGATGGCTTCTGATATGCACTGCGTCTGTGAGCCGCTTATGAGCATTATTCCGCGGTCGGTTGGGAATAGAACAGCTGAGTCGAGTTGTGTGATGGCGTCGGGATTGATGCACACGTCGCGCGTGATGGGTTGTTTTGCAGAATAGGAACCAGTGCTGCTTACCTCCAATGCCCAAACGCCCTCGGTGGTGAAAGCGTAGAGAGGGAATTGGCCGAACTGACCTTGTGAGAGAGCCTTGGCAGCGGAACAGATGCCCTTTATCTCACCAGTACCCACGGTGTTGATGCCAAGGACAGGGAAATAGAAGGGGTTGTTGACCTCGGAAGTGTAGATTTTGTTCGGGACATCTATCATGCGGTCAGCATCGCTTGAACTATTGGGGTGAGAACCAGCCTTGGGAGGATTGTCCCAACCACCAAAGTAGAACGAGCCATTGAGAAATCCATGTTGCTCAAGTTGAACCTCATAACACTCTGAAAAATAATCGGTCTTAACTATTACAGCCTTATAAGCATTCACATTCGGGTAGAATATGAATATAAAAGGTGCATCGTGATAGGCCAAGGCATACGCATCACCATGCACAACAATATCCTTTCCGTCCTGCTTTATATATACATAAACCAAAAAGGAAGCCTTATGATCCATGACTGTAGGTTTTTCATTAGTATAATTGGCAACATATCCATCAGTGTAGCAGAATTGTGCAGCAGCGTTGTAGCCAGCAAACAGTTTCTTTTTCATGTTGGCAATGTTGATACGGGAGTTGTAGGCAAAAGCATAACGCGGTATCAGCGTATCATGGCTATCGTAATCATCAGTCATAGCCTCGCGAGTAACAAGCGACTGGAGATAATCTTCGTCAATGTTAAGCAGTGTGCGCGTTGTTGTCAATGCCTCAATCTTTATGCTTTCAAGCAAATAGAATTGCGAACAAGACTTAATATCCTCTTTAACAGTATCTACAGAACGTCTGGGCAAGATAAGTCGCCCCGCAGGATATGTGAAATTTGTCGGGTCATAAGTGAAAGCATAGAGTTTATTGAATGTATGCTTCTGATAGCGCAAAGGATATGTAGTGGTTGAGGCCGCTTGGTTAGTGTGCTTACACACACAATATGAGTTTATTTCAGAGGATTCAGCAAAACGTTCACATTTACCATTCTGGTCGTAGGTGTATATCGGTTTGGAACAGAATATGTCAACAGAGCGCACAATGTCTTTCCAGTTGGAAAGGTTGTTGATATACGATTGCTCGATAACTGCATAGTCCAGTTTGTGGACCATTGCGACAACACGCATTACAGCCTCCTTGTATGAACCTTTTCCACTGATGTGGTTCCAGAATACTTGTGGCGACAAGTCGGAAGATGCAATCATGAGAATGGGTGCAGAGTGCATCGTAAGCGAACCGTCATAGAGACGATAAGCATAGCGAATGAAGAAAGGAAAAATGAAGCGTCCTTTATTGGTGCTTTCCTCTGCGATGAACTTATTGACCTTTGCAAGCACTTGGTCTGTAACCTTAGTCTTGTTATCATCGGAAAATTCCTTAAAAATGTCGTCTTCACTTATGCCGTTGAAATTGATGGTGAATTCATCTGTGCGCACCAATTCGCCTTGCAAGCCAAATGACAGCGGGCACTCTGGTATTTTTGAACCAAGATACAGGTATCCAGTGGAGCCACCTTTCCACAGATAGTATTGCATGCCATTATCTGTAAGAAAAATGAGTGTGTTGCCAACAGACGTGACCTTTATGCAGTTAGCAACGTCGCCAATAACGGTGGTTGTATTTGGCTTTTTTTTGTCAAACCAGCTATATGAATTGTTTTTGGCTACAATGTAGTGCGTGAAACTTGATGACTCGTGAATGAACACGCAACTGCCTGTATCGTCAGAAAGTTGTATCTCAACAGACGGAGGCATCACAGGCTTCAGTGCGCCATCTTCTGGTACAAGGTTGATGGAAGCTGCAAGAGAACCGTCGGAACATTCATAGTCGGACGGCACAGCGGAGAAGCCACTGTATTTTATTTCTTGGTTCATAACGGTTGCTTAAAGATTATTGGTAATATTGTTTCGCCGTCTCGCTGTTCTGCTTCTCCGACCATGAAGGAAGCTCTCTGCTCTTTGATGTTGCAGTTGTCGAGCATGAGCCGTGCGAGTAGGACGGAAGACGCACAGTAGTTGTTGGAACCTTTCTTTGTTGGGTGACACTGTGCGACATGCCGTCCTATTGCATTTTGGTGCCGGACTGCAAGCAGGTAGCACTCGCCAAGATGGAAGGCTACGTTGATACTGTCGCCCGGCTGGAGCGAGAGTAGCCGCACGACTCTTGCCGTAATGAAAATGCGGCCATTACGGGAGAATGTTATGTCGGGGCGGCGTGTTCGCTGCAAGAGTTTAATCATAATGCAAAGATATAGGGTTGTTGATGAAAGATGGTTTTAAGTTTAGAGGGACGTTCAATCCATCATGTGATGATGAATTGAACGTAGAAGTGAAACTCCCGGCACAACCTTGGTATTTGTGGGTAGTGCTTTGGATCCTCATTGTAGGGGAGGTATATGCACCGCTCCTTGGTGTTGCAGCGAATACCTCTCCTACGTAGCTTGTAGAGCATGTTAGCCCTGCGTTTGGGATGGCGCATTGTTGCTCTGCTTCAAGTCATCAATACGTGTGTCAAGCACATCAAAGTATGCTTTCATAGCCATGCGTTGAGAGATAAGCATGGCTGCCTGTTTGTAACCAACCTTTTCTGCCACATGGTCAAAACCTCTTGAAAGAGATTCGTCAAGACTGTCAAGGCGTTCTGCCAATTCACTGAACTCTATCTGCAAGCGGTTGAGGACGTTATCTGCACACTTGTAGGCTTGTTCAAAGACGGACTTAGGAGACCAAGAGTCGTAGGTGCTGCCGTCCGGGTTGGTGTACTGCACGTGATAACCTTCACGCCATTCGTGGTTGTCCTCGTTCTTGCGAGCGTAACCTTTCTCTACTGCGGCCAATTCGTTCATAGGTTCGGCCTTAACCTGTTTTGTTCCGATGTAAGTTTTCATTGTCTTTGTTGATTAAATATTATTCTTGTTTTCAAAAATAGCCCAAAGGCCATATTGGGGATGACGTATGGAAGTTGTACCTTGTATTGCTCTTGGCTTTGTTGGTATTTGCACATACCGCTTCTCATATTTGTATGCTATATTCAGAGCATGAAGCAAACGTGGGGTTTTGTAAGCGAAACAAATAAAGCACGTTCCAAGAGTAAAACCTTGGTATTTATTCCAATAGTTTTTCTTAGGGCTATAATAAGCCTTGAAGATTTTTCTTGCCTGTCGTACCTTCATCGTCTTATGTCTCCACTCATTGTAGAACAATGGCCTTTGATGCAGTCACATGTAATGTCACCACTCATGGTCTTGGCATTATGCACGTCACCATGGACTTCAACATCGCCTGTTTGAGTTTGGACATGCTCTACATTGCCTGTGAGTTCAATCTTGATGATTGGACAATCGGCTTTGTCGTACTGCTCAAATGGCTTTCCGTCGATGAGAATTTGACCGTCAACCAGTTCCATGCGTGAACTTTGAGGAATGTTAATTGTTCTGCCGTTGTAAGTGATACGGCCACTAACAGTGCCAATAATTGTGCTGGCGAAGTTGTTGGTGATTTCCATAAGAATTTGTTTCTTTGATAATTTGGTTTGTAATCGAATGGCTTAATCTTGCGGTCCGCTACGCCATTCCAATAATAGCGGAGAGCCTGTTGAATGTGGGGCTGTCGGTAGGTGGCACACCACTGCGAGCCTCTGTCATACCATGTGTCGCTCATGCGGTCGATGGGTGTGTATCTGACCATGCGGACTATTTTTCTTGCTTGTCGGGAACGCATCTTTTACTTTTTCTTGAAATAGTGAAAGTATATTTTACCAAGGAACTCATCAAACAGGTCTAAGTAATCTCGGATTATGTCAGACTCTGTAAGACCTCTGAATATTCCGTATGGAACAAACAGAACGAGAGCAACGATGTAAATAGGAGCAACAAGTAGTAATCTTAACAAGACCGAGAGTTTCGGAATTACATTATTCATACTGCACCTCCATTTCCTTTATCATGTATGTTTCCGACAATCTCCAACTTATCGTTAAAGTTGGTAACCATTTCGAAAAGTGGACATGATTTTTCTCCTTCTGGCGTTATATAGACCACATCAAAGCAGTAGCCACGCACGCCATCGACCACATGACCGATGATGTTTGCTCCATGGGCGAGAATGTCGCCATTGTATATTTCGTGGCCGTGCTTGTCTTTCAGCCCGGTGTTCATGCCGAGCGTGCTTTCCTTTACGGTGATGCAACCATTTTCTTGATTGGCATCTTCAAAAATGGCAGGAGTGCGACCATTCCAAACCAAATCACCATGTATCCAGCGGCCACTGCCTACGGCTTTACCACGAAAATCAATTGTTCTCATTGCTTGCTCCTTTCTTTTGAAGTTCGTTGATTAGTGCATCAGCCAAACTGACTGCCTCTTTTGCACAGCCTTGTGGCGTTTTGTACTCAAAGCCATTGATTGGCGAGTGGTCTGCACGTTGTGCATTGCCATCGTCCATATAGATTGCAGGGAGCATTGCCTTGGCAATCTCGTATCTACGCTGCTCCCAATTGATGGTTTTGTCCTCAATGACCTGCTCATAATCTCTGAACAGGTTTGCTTGCAAACCATACACTTTGCCGTTGTTGTCTGTACATTCGGCAAAATCGCCTCTCTCGTTATGTCGGAGAACATTGATTATTTCTCCAGTTGTTCTATGTCTGTATTTCATATTCTACATTTTTATAGAGAGTCAAGTCCAAGGATGTCCTCCACTCTGTGAATTTCTGTATCAACTTTCCGTTCCAACTCCATACTCTTAGTCAATGCCTCATGTGAACGGAGGCGGAAATATTCTTTTTGCACTGTACGCATTTCACGCACAAGCATGAAAAATGATTTTGCGTCCATATTATCTTCTACTCTTTCCCATAAGGGGTATTACGTTGTAAGTTTTGAAACGGTCAACGAGACGGCCGAAACCGTCATTGCGCTTGAACCGCTTTTGAAGTTCGTTGTTGCCGAGGTTTGTGGTGAGGTGGGCAAACTTGCCGTACTGCGTCCAAATCTCGTTGCGAGCGTGCAGGAACTCATCTGTGAGGAGACCAGTGTCCATGCCGAAGAATGTGCGGTCTTGTATGCCGATGTCGTTGAGGCACACGTTCTGAGGGTTGCACTTGAAACCACGGCACTCCTCCTCGTTGTAGGTGAAACGGTCGAGGTTGTTGTGAATGGTGTAGTAGTTGACCATCTGAGTGACCGACAAGTTCCAGAAGAAACGAGGGTTGTTGGTGCGCTGGAGATACTCGCTGAAGATTTGCATGAGGAGCGTCTTGCCCACACCGACACCGCCCTGTATGAGGATGCTCTTGTGCAGCTTGTAGCCACGACCGGGAAAGACCTCCTCTGCCAGAGGGCAGTTGTTGAAATAGTAAAGCAGGAAACGCAGCACATCACGGTTGTTGTCGTCAACGATGAACTTGCGCCTTTGCGGAGCAAGCACAATGTTGTTGGCAATGTGCATGACGAATGCGCTGTGTGCTGAATACACATCGGGGTCGGCAAGATTGTAGGCTTGCTTACGCACTTTCTCCGCCTCCTCGCGAAACCGCAGGGCAGCATCGTGGAGCGACAGCCATGTAGGAGCACTCTTGCGATTGTTGCGGCACGCCTGCAAGATGCAAGCGTCCCATTCGGCATCGCCAGTAGGCCGCTTGCCGAACTTGGCAAGTTCGGTGACGAGAGTCTTGGGATATGGCTTATTGTTCATAACTCATACAGATTAAATGTCCTGACCGCCAAAGCCACCGTTGAACTCATACGAGGGAGGCGGCAGCTCCGCATCGCTGTCATGCTCGACAGGCGCGTAAGCTTTGCGCATCCATGAGCAGAAATGACGCTTGGCATCGTTGAGGTTGGAGTGCGGCTTGCCGTCATTCTCGCATTTGCAATGATTGTGGAAAGCGTCAAGACGCTTGGCAAGTTCATCGGCATCGAGGTGGAACTGCATACACACAGGCTCATTCCATGTGTGGTCGGTTTTCATCTGCTCAATCTCCTGCTGGAGTGTAAGCGTATAGGTGGTTGGAGGAGTAAGAATGTCGGCTTTGAGCTTGGCAGACGAGGCAGTATTGCCTTTCTTCGTTGGACGACCGCCAAGTTTGCCGAACTTTTTGCCATTCTCTATGCGTGTGATGCTCGCGTCAATGTTAGGCTTGACGAGAATAAACACTCCTTGGGCGATGTCGGAGAGTCCCTTTGGTTCCTTGCCGTTAAGTGCATACTCAACGAGTGCAGGGTAGACCTCAGCCTGTACCTCTGGTGGCATCAGACTGATAGCCTCAAAGAAACTGCGATAGAAAACAAAACTGTCTCGTGCCATAATCAAACCTCTTTTATGCGGATACCATGAACGTGGAGCATGAGTTTCCGCTTGATGATATACTCTTTTGTGCGAACGCCTTTTGTATCCTCTACAACGGTCTGCCCGGTTGTGCAGTCGGTGTAGACGAAATCGGCAATGTAGCGGCAAGAACGTTCGAGAAGAACGCGTGATGTGCGACCACTGAAGTTCTTGCCACACTCGCCATACTGTGCAGGTATCAACTCGTATGACACCTGCTCCCGAAGGTCGGAGATAAGTCCGGCACGCTGCATCATGCGTAGTTCGGCAGCCCGGTAGTGCTCCTTCTTGGAAGCGTGGGAGCCTACGCGCTTGTTGCCGTACTTATTCCGACCTTGGAAGGCATAGGATGAGAACTTAGCCATTACTGCTTGTTGTATTAACCTTGTAGCGGAACAAGTTCATTATCTTAGTTTCGTCAAGCGTGGCAATCTCGTAGTCAACGACTGAGGTTTTCATGTGCTCGACAACCACCGTGTGGGCATTGTTGATGTCGGAAGCCTTTACAATGAAGTAAACTGCCTGTTTCTTCTCCTTGGCTGTTTTCTCGTCCAAGGTTACTAACATCAACTTAGCCTTGAACCACTTGTCGGCAGAGTCAGCACCATTTTCTACAATCTCGGAGTAGTTGGTGCGCTTGATAGAAACCACATCAAAGTCACCCGAAATGTACGGTTTCATTTCCTTTGTGATGCGTCCCTCAGCCTCGGCAAATGAGCACGCATCTACAAGGTACAACTCTGTGACTTTCTTGGTCATGCCGTTCTCCATAGTCCGTTCGTAACGGACACCACATTCGTATAGCATCATAATGTAGCCTCCTTTCCTTCGTTGATAGCCTTTACCAGTTCCTTGCTTGTGCGGAACTTGACAGACGTGTGAGCCGGGATAACCAGAGGCTTGCCGGTCTTGAAGTTGCGTGCTGTGCGCTCAGCTACCTCAACAGGGGTGAATGTGCCGAAGCCACGGATAACAACCACTTCGCCCTTGGCGAGTGCTTCCTTGATAACTCTGAGTGTGCCGTCGATGGCTTTCACTGTTGTTGAGAGGTGCAGCTTCTCTGATACTGATACCTCACGTGTCAATTCATTCTTTGTCATGATTGATAGAGTTTAACTTGTGAGTATTTATTTTGCGATAAATTCATTTTCTACTTTCAGTTGTTCCACCTGCTGTTGCAGTTTGGCTTGTGCCTGTTGCGCACGATCGCGCTCGGCACGCGCAGACATGATGCACATGGCACTTGCCGCAGACCCTATGAGTATAACAAGTGCAAGGGCGAACCATGAACGCCGGGTGACGAAGAAGTTGATGGCATTCCAGACGTTGACTGCTATAATGGCATGACAACGTATGAGCTGACGGAACGCCTGAGTGGTGGTCATTGATGTTTTCATATTGTTGTGATTTGATTTTGCCGTTTCTTTAGTTTAACGATAAGTTGTCTGATGCACCATGCACGGCTGGAATAGCGCAAGCCTTGCTGTGCATCGTAGAGTGTTGCTGCATCGGTGAGATACTTGATGACCTTTTGGAGGTCGGTTTTGCAGAGGTCAGCCATCGTCATGAGGATTTAGGAATAGGCTTGTTAGTTCATCGAAATACATTTCATCCTGTGGAATGTCATCGTCAGTAGCCATTATTTGGTTGGCGATGGACTTCTTTTTGTGGATGATGGCGTAGAGTGTTCGGTCGATGGTGCCACGGCCAAGGAGGTAGTAGCACGTCACGTTGTCCTTTTGTCCGATACGGTGTGCGCGGTCTTCGCATTGGCAACAGTCGGCATAAGTCCATGGGAACTCCACGAAAGCCACGTTTGACGAGGCCGTGAGTGTGAGACCCACGCCAGCTGCCTTTATGGAACAGATGATGAGTTGCGCCTTGCCTGACTGAAAAGCATCGACAGCAGCTTGTTTCATCATCATGGAGTCGCGTCCGGTAACAGATACAGCCTTTGGAAACGCCTTTTTTATCTCGTCCACAATCTCATGCAGAGAGCAGAAGAGAATGAGTGGCTTGCCGTTGGCGAGGAAGGTGCGCGTGAAGTCGATGGCTTGCTTCACCTTGCCTTTGGCAGAGAGTGAGCGCAGGGTCATAAACTTAACGAGAGCCTCCATGCGCATCTTTCTACGAATGTCGAAGTCGTCGCACTCGGTGTATTGGCGCAGGTATTCGGCAAGGTCGGCTTCGGCAAGCATATACTCGTCACGGTTGGAAATATCCACAATGAGGTCTGTGCGCGTCTTGTCGGGCAGTTGGGTGAGTACTTTGGCCTTTTCGCGACGGATCATGCAGCGCGAGTAGAGTTCGGCAGAGAGCCGTTCGAGGTTGCGCGGAGCATCTTCTTCGTCTTTACCTCGTCTCTCCTTGCTTATCTCGCCACCGCCATACTCGGCAAGGAACTTGGCGCGTCCGCCAAACTCAGGCAAACGTCCCATTATGGAGAGCTGCGCTATGAGGTCGGCAGGACGGTTTACAACCGGTGTGCCTGACAGCAAAATGCGGTACTCCTTGCCTTCAGCAATGCCACGTGCGAAGATAGTTTGCTGGGCTGATGGGTCTTTAACGCGGTGACTCTCGTCTATGATGATAGACTTGAAGATATTGATGTCCGGTGTGAAGACCACATCTTTCAGCCGGAACCCACCACGTGAGCCTCCCTTGATGTCCCACACGAAGTATTTGCGCAGAGACTCGTAGTTGACGACCGCCACCTGCTGCATACCCATACGGAGAAGATAGGGCCATGTGGTCATGACGGAGTTGTCGAGGACAAGGGCTTTCTTGTTGGTGAATTTCTCGAACTCGCGCTGCCAGTTGATTTTGAGCGAGGACGGACAGACCACAAGGCAAGGGTAAGCATTGGCACAGTCAACGACACCGATGCTTTGCAGCGTCTTTCCCAAGCCCGGCTCATCGCCGATTAAAAATCGGTGCCAGCGCAGCCCGGCAAGTATGCCCTCCTTCTGATAGTCGTAAGGCTCGACGCGAAGATTATGTTTCAGTGTTTCAGCCATACGCATTGAGTTGATGGGTTGATAGTGTGATGTCGTAGCCTTGGCGAAAGGCTTGCTTGCGCAGGTCGATACAGTTAAGATGGCAGTGGCGAGCTTCTTTACTATGGGCACCCATGCCAGAGGATGAGCGCACGCCATTCTTCATACCGCCACATGTGTAACCATATTGTCCTGCCCATACGGTAAAGGGACACATACGTCTGAGGCGTTTAAGGAGAGTGACCTGTGCGGTTTGTGATAATATCTTGCTCATAACTATATTCTGTTTTGTTTATATGAGATTGAAAGCCCAATATTGGAAAGCGAGTTCTTCGTACTTCTCGCGTCCGCGATTGTAGATGTCGTCGCCACGGTTGATGAACTTCTTGAAAATGTTGCAGTTCTTTTTGCTGATTGCGTAGATGAAGTCGCGGTCGGAATGGGCGATGTCCATGTACCATGCCCTGCTACGGTCCCAGTCGAAGAAATCTACTGCATTGTCGAACTCCGCTTGTGTTGAGGCGAATGTCGTTTTCAGATCGCCGCCGAAGTTGGCCATTGGCAACCACCAGTCCCATTTGCAGCGTGTGTCCAGATGGAAGGTAAATCCCCCATTGCTGAACTCCTGCTGCTTGTTAACCATGAAGCGTTGTGTATCGGCATGTTCGAGAACCTTAGCGAGGAATTGGTCTCGTCGTGCTTCTGCACGCAGTGCACGTTGCATTTCGCGAGCGTGGAGGAACTCCTCCTCAGAACATTGTTCGCCGTCGATGGTCATGTGCAGGAAGTCAACACGCGAGGGTTCGGTGATGATGGCATCGACGATAGAACCGAAGCGGAAAGCAGCCTCCTTGTCGCCGAACTGCATGTGAGGGTGCAGCAGGTTTTTCAGTTCGGTGAGGTCAGAGTTGCTGACCTCACTGCGTTGATAGTATTCGTCCGGGTTGTTAATCTTCGTCATAATCGTCGTAATCAGGTTCATATTCAACTTCGCCCTCACCATCGCACACCTCGCAGACTTCCTTTTCGCCCTTGATAAAGTACTTGTGCTGGGCAATGGCCTCTTCTTCCGTTTCGGGAAGCATATTCCATGCTTCTTCGGAACATTCTATTTCAAAGTCTGCCTCAAAGTCGTAGGCGTGCCAATGATAGCCCTTGCCGCCACAAGCCGCGCACTCGACCATTGTAGGCTCTCGTTCATTCCAAGGTGCGCGTGGGTCGGACTCCGCACCGGCAGGATAATAACCACTCTCGTACATAACTGTTTATTTAGCTTTTACTTCCTCATCATAGGAAACTGATGTTGAACTGATGAACTCCGGGTGGTCCTTGTCGTTAGCCACCTTCTCGCAGAATGTGATCTGCTTCTTGAATATCTTGGCGAGGTCTTCGACCGACATAAACTGTCCCTCCTTGGACCACCACATAGATACGGCAGCGAGAACGCCCTGTGCGTCGTGGAAGTGTATGCGCTTCTTGACAGAGGTCTTAGGTTGATAGCCAGCCGGAGAAACAACCGCTTGCTGACCGAACAGGTTGCCAATCTCGGAAGCCTCGGCTTGCATCTTCTTCTTGGCTGCTTCCTCTTCCTCCTTGCGCTTGCGCTCTGTCTCGATACGTGCGGCTTCCGCTTGCTCACGTGCTTTCAGTTCGGCAGCCATGCGTGCCTTCTCTTCCTCGTTTGCCTTCTGCATACGTTCCAGCTCTGCTTTCTTTGATGGCAGCATGTCGATGATGGAGTCACGGTATTCGGCTACCTCTAACTGAAACTGCTCACGGAACTGTTGCATGAGCTTGGAAAGGATGGAAGAACGAATGCCCGGCAGCTGGTCTCTCATGTCGGCAATTTCAGCCGGGATAAGGACTGTAGAGTTCATCTTGTTTCCATAGCCAGCCGGAAGAGTGACGGGATATTCACGGATAGTCTTGCACTGTGCTTCGTAGTTTTCGAGGGTCAGACCGCTGTTGAGCTTTGTCAGCTCGTTTGTGGCATTGGTCGTATATACATTGAACTGACGCTTGAAGTCGTCCTCCACGTCCTGCTTGTAGCGGCTGAGAGCCTGTTCGCGCTGCTGACGGATAATCTCTTCACGGCGGCGGCGTTCTTCCTCTTCACGCTTTCGTGCTGCATAGGCATTGCGCTCCTGCTGGATTTGATAAGGGATAGAGCCGGTCTTGTTAGGATCGACAGAATTTTCCATGCCGGTGAACTCGGAACGTATCTGGTCGAATATCTTGGTGATGGCTGAACGGTTGGTGTTCATTTTCTTCACCGTGTTGCGAGCCTTGTTGATGTAGTTGGCGCACTGCATATCCAGTTCATCGTTCATGCCGTTGGCCTTGATTTGTGCAAGGAGTTTCTGGCCATACTCGCTGCAACGCTTGGACGAGGTTGTGTTGTCCTTGTATATCTGTGGCGCGGATTGCGCTATCATCTGTACGTTCTCTTTGCGTACGATGGTGAGGTCTGTTGTCTGTTCGCTCATTGTTGTAAGTATTATAGGGTTAGAATGTGTCGTCGTCGTTGTTGGCGGCAGGGTCAACGGTTACTCCTGCAGACGTGTCGGTCTGAGGTGTGAAGTCCTGCTTCTCTTGGATAATCTCGCCAGTGGCGGTGTCAACCTTCTCGCCATCACCGGTAACGCCGTAGATGTCGTCAGTGATTTCTGTCTCGTCAACCTGCTGTGACTCCAACTGTGTAGCACGACCGACACGTGCTTTGGGGTAGGTTTTGAAGGCGTGCTTGATGCACTTGGCAACGAGGAAACCAGGGTCGATCTGTCCGCCTTGTGCTGTATAGAGGGCGTTGGGTTTACCTTGTACCCATTGTCTTGTTTGGTTGTTATACTTGGAGTTTTGACGAGCAGAGTAGTTGGAGAGTCGTTGCCAATCTTCGGGAAGCATCACGGCATAGTCGGCAGAACCGTCAGCGCGTGTTATCTTCATGAAGCAAGCCACGATGCGGCCGGACTGGTGGGGTAGACGGCAGGTGTAATTGACGAACTTCTGTCCGTTGCGCTCGCCAAACTCGAAGCTGTCCTCTTCGTACACGATAACCGGGTTGTCGGCGTGGCGTATCTGGCCGCAGCGTGCACGAAGCACCAGCTCGCCATAGCCAGAGACGGTGAGGACGCATTGTGTCTCGTAGCGGTTCTTCTTCTGTCCATGCTCGTCAATGTAGGAGTCAACGGCAATAGAACGTGAGAGGAGGTAGGCTTGCGCCTTGGTGCCGGGTTCGAGAGTGAGACCAGAGATGGCTACATCGAGGAATGATGTGAAGATGGAGAAGTGGTTGCACTTCTTGCGGATGTCCTCTTTCTCGGAGAGCAGACGGTTGAAGTTGCGAGACTCTTTCTCGTAGGCTGCTTCGCCCGATACGCCAGTAGAGGGTGTCCACATGGCTTCATAATTCTGAATGAACTTGTCGCGCACTTTGTCGTTGCGGACGATTTCCAGTGGCTTTAATTCGTTGAGTTGCTCAACGTTAATTCCTATTTTACCCATAGTTGTTGAATTTTGAATGTGATTAAAATATTATTCGTTTGCGAGAGCCGCAGGGTGGAGTCGAACCTACCTAATGTCTCAGACTTTACATTCGTTGTGCCTATCCGATTAGCACGTGCTATCTGCGGCAGTTGGGGCTACTTGTCAAGGTAGTCTTGTTGTATCCTCTGCAACAGCCGCAGGTCGGCTGTACGGTATTCGACTTTGCCCGGACGTTTGTAGGCAAGGATTTTGCCCTGCTTGCGCCACCGCTCCACATTGCCACGACCGAACATCTGAAACGCTTTGTTCTGGCTGATGAACTCAGGGTCGTTGGCATCCTGCTTAATCATGTGAGCCACCTTTGCGGCCACATCATTGAGGAAGGTGGAGTAGCGTACGCACTTGTCTGGGAAGTTAAGGAAGTCCATTATAGTTCGCCCTCCTGTCGGCTCATTGGGTTGGGGTTTCGTTGGCTCCATCGCACAGCTTGTCGAAGAACTGAAGCAACCAGTCATGCTTGCGCCACTTGTTGAAGAGCACGATGGTGAGAGCAAGCAGCAGGAAACCGAGGGTTTTGTCGAGGATAAGGTGGAAGAGGTACGCGAAGAAACTGTTGTCTTGCTCCTCTCCGAAAAGGAAGAATGTTCCTGCGCATCCGATGATAAGTAGGATACAAACGCGGATGATAGAATATGCTTTATTCATTTTTGTTGTTATTAGTGGTTGTACATGGTGGGGTTTTAGCGTGCTCAACGTAACGGTTGAGGAACATGCAGTAGCAGCCGTTGAGAGCATTGTAGGACCGCTTGCAGGAGGTGCAGAACTTGTTAGACATTAGTTGTAGAGGTTTATGCCCAACTTGTTGAACGCCTCTTCTTCTGCAACGGATCCGCGCCAAGCGTCGAGATAATCGTTGATGGCTTTCTCGTTGTTGGCATCGGCCTTTTCGTTATAGCCGAAGTCCTTGCAGAAGGCTGACCAGCTGATGCGGTCGAGTTCTTCGTTAGACAATTGGGTTGAGGTGTTGCAGCTGATGAGGCTTGCAACAAGGAGTGCTGATGTGATGATTAACTTTTTCATGATGGAATGGGTTTAATGTTACGAAATTCGGGTTGCTGTGATTGTGCGCTGCTCGCGGTTTGTCGTGGTGGTAAACTTCTTGTCCCACTGCAATCCAAAGCTGGTGCAGATTGACTTGAGGTAGCTTGAACGGCTAACAGATACCGTCAATGCTTCACCAACTTCAAGGTCTCGTAACTGACCTAAGAGCGTTTTTTTTCGCTGATTTTTAGATGTTTCTGTCATTGTTTCGATATTTATTTATAACTTTATGGTACAAAGGTAGTGTTTAGTGAACATGTACGCAAGTTTACTGGACATTATTTTTTGAAGAAAATTAAAGTATAATGAACATAGTAAGTTGTAAGTGTATGAATTTCAATCTATTAAGCTCACTTGTGGAGAAAAGTAAAATGGGCAAGGCTCAGATTGCTGAAATGGCTAAAATTTCGAGAACAACACTTGATAATGCGCTAAATGGTGCTGATATTAAGATTTCTACGATTGAAAGCCTATCTAATGTACTTGGTGTAAGTCCGAGTGTGTTCTTTGGTGCAGACAATAATGCCAATGAGGAAAATTTGAACATCTACGAGAAGGAAATTAATAGGCTTCAAACTTTATTGGACAATCAGAGAAAGTCCACTAAAGTTGTAGTTGAACTTGATGTTACTACAGATGAGTTTATTAAAATGGGATTAAAGGATAAAGTTATTCAAGTGTTGAGCAAATGAACATTAAGGGATTTTTGAGAATAATATTCTATCTGATTTCTGTAATCAATGCAATATCATGTATTGTTCTACTATGCATTATTTGTCCTCGTGTTGAAAATTTAGGATTTGATTATATGGGGGTTGTTGTTGCAATACTTGCATTGTTGGTAACACTACTGATAGGGTGGAATATATGGTCTATCATCGACATAAAAGGCATTAGAAAAGAGTTCGAATTCTTACGATCTGACATTCAGAGCAAAGATGATTATCTACATTCTAAGTCGGATTATAACATGGCATTAATGTTCGGCAGGACTTCACAGATGGTGGCATGTTCATTGACTGGACTTGGTAAAGAAGAACAGAAAATAGAAATGTTGTATTCTGCTATTACAAGTATTAAGATGTTTGTAAATCAGTCTTGTAAGAAAGAATGTAATAGTATACTCGCAACGACTATCGAAGCCATGAAAGCAACAAATGAAATCCTATTATCAGAAGATAGCATAGACGAACTATTGCTCATGATTGGAGAAATTCAACAACGTGAAAGTATCCCTTTATTGAATGATTTGGTCTTGGCTATTCGTAATTGTAAGAAGCTGGGTAATGGATAGAACTGTAATTGTTGGCACAGATGCTGTGTTGACTGAGCGTGGTGTTAAAGATCTTGAAGCCCTGCTCGCAGAGAAAGAAAGATTGATTAAGGTTTACGAAAAAATGGTGGAGAAATGAGAAGTGTTTCAGTCCTTTTATTTATTTGTCTTTTGCTGTCATGTTCTGACAAACCAAAAGAAGAACCAATCGACAAAGGATTGATTGGGAAATATTTATACATGTCAAAGGCAGGTCTGCTTCATTCTCAAAAAAGTTGTTTTGCTTTACAGAGAGAAAAAGACAGAGGAGGACATGATGTTAATGGTATTGAATTTGTCGATACAGCATTGATTTGTCCAAATTACAAGTTTTACTATTGTAAAAAGTGCTTTACTGATGAACAATATGAGCACGTTGAGCAAATTATAGAGCGTAATAGAATGAGTGAACTTTCCGATTCTACATCCGTAGCGGAAGAAGATTATTAAACGATTATGAAACAAAAGACTTTATATCTCATATTGAGCACTTTATTGTTCTGTGTGTCTTGTGGAAGTTCCCATAAGCGTGTTTCCGTTCCTACGGATTCAAATACAAAAGTGTGGGTATGCACTGGTAGCAGTTCGAAGCGTTATCATGCCTACGACAACTGCAAGGGGCTAAGCAAATGCAGAGCGAGCGTAGACGAGGTGACGCTGGAAGAAGCGGAGAGCATGGGGCGCACACCATGCAGGAAGTGCTATAAAAAATAAAATACTATGGAACTGAAGGAATTTATAAAGACGGCATTATCTGACATAACTAATGCCGTAAGTGAGTTGCAGGCAGAATTGCAGAATGGGGCGATAGTTTCTCCTTCTGTACCAAACCCAATTGCTAATGTGACTGTGATAGACCCACAGGACGATAAAATTAACAGACCAATATCGAAAATAGACTTTGATGTAGCAATAACCGTTGGAAGTACAGATAATATAGAGGCTGGAGGGAAGGTCGGAATACAGATATTTTCAGCCAAGTTGGGTGGAAATAACGAGAAGCATACAGAGAATGTTTCAAGGATAACATTCTCTGTTCCAGTTGTATTACCTAATACCCATGTGAAAAATAGGGCTGAATGGAATGAGGAATTCAAGCCTAAGCGTCCTGATTATCCTGAAAATCAGAATACCAACGACCAGTAATAGCCTTAAAGGTTTCTGCTGCCCAATTATGTGCAGCACAACAGGTACTTTCATGCCTTAGATAAGCGAAGACCAATCGCGTGTACAATCTACGGTAATACCAAAAGCGTATGTGTTTAAGTATTTTCTTCATGTGGACAAATTTAGTGATAGTAGAACAATGAATGGTTTTAAGTTTTGGAATGGAGGCTGTACAGAAGATGAATTCTACGCGGATCTGAAAGAGGCTGCATGGAATATCCTGCATGAAAACCCCGGTACAGATTTCGGGGATTGGCAGTTGATGCTCATTGAGCAGTATCCGACGGAAGTAGTGGACGCATTGGGCACCAACCCTACAGAGGTCTTTGCGGAACTTTCCGATTGGTGGGATTGCATGGACTACGACGATGGAGTGCTGGAGATACCGCACACGTTCCGGGAATGGTCGGAGTATTTCGCCACCGAACGCTCCGTGGAACTATACGACCTACTTGTTGAGGCGAAACGCAAATAAGGCGTTTTAAGCGTCTGTTTTCGTCAAAACAATAAAACCCTCACCAGAACACGCAAAGTTCGTCAGAGGGGCAAAAGAATGGCTCTGGACGGCATTGTGATGCCGGAGTCAGAGTCGCACAAACAAATGAGATTAGCACGATAAGATTAGTTAATTCACCTCTTTTGATAGAGACGCTTACAAATTCTTCAAAAGTCCCTCATAATGAGAGGGTGAAATCAGCGGCCCAGGCTGCTGTAGAGGAATAATAAGATAAGCCCTCGTAACTAACGAGTTAGGCGGTAAGTCTCTGATAATAAAGAGGCTTGCCGCCTATTCTTTTTAGAGGCGTTATCATGAATGTCATCATCGGTGGAACAGCTTGTGACATCACTATGGCTGGAACGACGGTATGTCCATGAAGGGGACATGTTTTTTCTATGTCATGAGTTGCTGCCAATGGATGAAGCATGGCATTCAGCAGTCAACCGCTATCACGATTTTCTTGAAAAGGCAGGAGGCAAGAAGATTGTATTGCTGAAGCTTGGAGTAGGTTTTAATACCCCAGCCATAATCCGCTTTTCATTTGAAAGAATGGTCAGCGAGTGGAAGAATACCTCATTTGTGAGAATCAATAAGGATGATGTTCAATCCATGTTTGCCTCTAAGCGAATAATAGCGATTAAAGATGATATCTCAGCAGTATTGAATGCTATAATCTGTGGGGATATTACCATCAGCAATTTGTTCCAGTTGATGAGAGAGTTGGTTAATGATTTTCTCTGTCTCCATAGAGAATCCCATTATTTGCTCTTTTGTCAACTTGTTAATACGATGACGGGTTAGTAAACCAGTTTCCAGATTCTGAGCATCTACAAAAGCCATCATCACAAATTGTGAAAGCTCTTGGGCAATTTCTTGTTTATTTATACTAATTTTCTTTTGCAAATGATTCTAATAGAATTTTAAACATTTTGGCTTGATGACTATTCTTTATGTCCACTTTCCAGCCAGAAGATGACTTCTCCGCATCAAGATACATTAGATACATTTTGATACTCTGTAGTGCATGATTGTTAGCTTGTTCCATGATTCTGGCAAATTTGACTGTCACAGGATCGTCGCTTTGTTGAGAGTTGAAACTTTGCGAAATCATTGCAAGATTGCCAAATGAGTGTATATCCTCATCATCCCATACATCATTGTTTTCCTGATGTTGGGGATGAAGATGCTCAATGGATCTGTTTGCCCTAAACACATACTCGTCAATAATTTGTTTCTCTTCTTCTGTCAAATCCAATTCTTCTTTTCGCTCCCACAAATAGTAATCCAATCTCCAGAACCAATATCTGTCTATTCCGTTGTCATAAGTCATTTCGCTTACGTCAGTTGGAAGAGTATGAAGAGAGTTGTCAATCTCTTTTATCCACAGCAACAAGTGGTTTGTATCTTGTACTTGTTCCTTATGAAGTCTTTCCAAAGTAGGTTTCAGCCAGTTATAAAAAGGTGCTTGAGATACATACAACATAGACTGGTATTGCTTCAAGGCTTCTGCTGATGTCCCTTTCTTGAAAACGATGTCATACTTGTTTGCGTTCTCGTCACCTTCTTTGTAAACAATATAATAGTCAAGCAACAAGCGATAGAATAGAAGCTGATTGTAAAAGTCTTGCTTGTCAGGAATTGGATGTGAATCGTATATCTTCAACAACTCATTTCGATAGAACGAATAGGATCCTGCAAGATCCAAGTGCAAGTCGATGACCATCATTAAAAACTCAGGAAATGTGATAAAACTCCGTTCTCCAGTATCGGTAAATGACTGTTTGAAGTCCTGTTGCTTGGCTTCAATGCTACCAATCTCATTGTTGTCTTCCGAGTCAAAAGAACTCTCGCACAGTTCAAATGCTTCTTCAAATTTGTGGTTTCTACACAATCCAATGGCATGTTCGTACTTGGAACGATAATCTTCCTCCAGATCCTTTTCGTCTCGTTTTATTATAGGACTATTAAGGTCACATACGGCATTCCATATTCGTGTAAGATGCTCTTTATTGTCCTCGCCTTGCATTAGTCGTACTTTCAAAATCTCATGTTGTTCCAAGCCTTTGCCCCCTGCATTCATGGCTTCAAAGTATTTGTTAAGTGAAGCAGGGTTGTTTGCGTATGATGCAGGCAACTCAGAAAAAAAGAACGACATTCTACAATAAACACTCTTTGCAAAAGCTTCTCGCTGATCTTCGGCAGAGAATTGGGAAACCATGAAATCTGATACTACTTGTTTTCCCTCCTCCATTTTCCTGTTAGGCTCAATCACCTCTGCCTGACCATTTATCACAGCGGCAAGGTATTCATTATCTTTTGTTCTTGATATGAATCTCAGCCTCTTTCCATTGTCTAAGAAGTTACTCCATTCTTGATAATAATGTCGCAAGACAATGGCGACAAGTGTCATTACCGTAAATCTTTGTTGACCATCAATTAAATCATAATGATTGCCTGACTTGATACATGACAGCATCCCCAAGTAATAAGGAGTACCATCATCATGGGATGGCTCAAAGTGATTCTTTAGGTCGTAAAGCAATCCTATGACATGTTCTTCTCCCCAGGAGAATAAACGCTGATAGAGAGGAATGGAAAAACACAATTTCTCCTCTACAATCTTTTCGGGTGTATATCTATAGGTATTCATTGTTATACTTATCAATTATTGTCAAGTCTGTAAAATCATCGTATAGGTCAGAGAACATTTCTTGTAAACGCTGATAGAATCTCATGCCTATCCCCTGTTCTTCTACGTCTCTGCCATTTTTCTTTATTGTGGAAACACACTCGGCAAGAAAGAATGTGGGTGAGGATGCTTGATCTATCATCATCACGATTTCAGAATCTTTTGCATACTCTCTTATCTTATAAGTCAATGCGCGGGTAGTTTCATATCTGTGTTGAGCAATATACCCAGAAATACAAAACAAAGCTTCTGTCAGATACTGCTCACCGAATTTCAAATAATATCCAAATAACAGTGTTTCTATAACATCTGCATATTTCCAATGCGATTCCCATTTTAGGTGATTACGCAAGGCTCTAACTTGACGTGTCCCAGAGAACTGCTTAAACCTATTCACAAAGTGTTCGGTATATGCAAAGAAGTGAGAACCACCTTGGATCTTCTCGTAAAAATCAAATTTCTCACCAAAAGGAGGAATCTCAGGGAGTATAAGGGCAGAAGAAAATTCTTCTTTAACACAGAAGCGTTCATTTGGGTTGAAGTTCTTTTTTCTCATCCATTTCCTGAGTCTGAACAAATGTGCGGCAAGAGTTTTTTCCAAAGATTGATAATCATTTTCAATCAGATCATTCCACCTGCTTGCCAAATGTTCTGCTTGTTTTTCAATAAAAATATAGCGTAGATGGTGCGCTTTTAACAAGTCATAGTCAGATAGCGGTACTCCCTTAGAATTTTCATTGGAAAAGAAGGTGTATGCCAGATCCAAGCGACTTTCTTTAAGAATCAGTACAGTAAAAATGAGTTGGTTAATGATTCTACTACATAGAGTTTCATCATACGACCTTGATGTCAAATGCTTGATTAACCATCTGCTGTTTGCCACATGCTTCTTGGAGTTTTCAGAAAGGAACTTCTGGGTTAGCAATGGCATATTTCCCTGATAGTTTAATTCTCGGACTATTAGGGTTAAAGTAACAAGTCTTTGTTGCCCATCAATAACAGCATAATTGCCATTTGAGTCTTTTTGCAGGATGATAGTACCTAAATGGTATTCGCCATAATGGGGAATCTCCATCAAACTATCCCAAAGAGCCTTAACCTGTTTATCTTCCCAGCAATAGTTTCTTTGATAATCTGGAACGACAAGGTTATTCCCAAATAGTTTGCCCAAAGAACACGTAGCCAGGCATACTTCATCATCATTTAGCCCTTCCTCTGAGAAAACGGTATCTCCCTTATATGGTTCCACACTAGGATTGACAGCTGTCCGACGAATTATCTTTTCAATAATTGGATCAAAGATACCCATTATTTCAATAAAAGCATTCATAAGCTGTTCCCAATTATCTGTAGCAGCGTCTATTCTGCAACGACATTGATTCCTTCCTTGCCAACCTAACCAATGTAATTTGGGGCTTCTAGAAGTTTGGAATCTCAATTCCTTTGCAAAATACTTATAATCCGCACTTTGGTATTTTCCTTCAAGATGTAGCTCAACTGCACCACCAATATATTCATAATGGAGATCCTTGTCGTCTTTCAAGACAGTGGTGACATAAAGATACCTATGGGACTGCCATGTACGATACTCATGGTAGGCACATACATATCTTTCAGGAAAGCAATCTTTGATGAATTTTTCTAAATGTTGGTCAATCCATGCCATAGTATTACTATTTTAATCGATCCTATTATTATTTCAACCTTAATTCCACGACTCTATTATAAAACAAACTTTTTAAACACCTGAGCAACAATAAGTTGCTCAGGATTTTGCTATATCAGAATTTTTACTTATCTTAGTGTTGCGAAAAAAAACAAGAAAATGTCTTGATATGACATGGTAAAAATACAAATTAAATCTGAGAAACTCACTCCTTTTGGAGGAATATTTTCAAACATGGAGCAATTTAACTCTACATTGTCATCTTATATATCCGCGCTAACCGCTGCGATTCGCTCTACAATGACATCTTTGCTCTCAGAGGTTGGAAGACTGAGGAAATCAATGGCATTGAGTTTGAATTGAACTATATCCTTGTTGAGAAGTGGAAGGCATACCGACTTGTAATTCAAAGACAGAAACGGATGGATGGTGTGCAGGATCTTTGGGAAGGAGAATACACATGCCATTGTATCCTGACTAACGACTATGAATTTTCCGCAAGAGAGATTGTCGAGTTCTATAACCTTCGTGGAGGAAAGGAACGTATCTTCGATGATATAAACAATGGCTTCGGGTGGAACAGATTGCCCAAATCTTTCATGGCAGAGAACTCTATGTTCCTTCTTCTTACAGCACTTATCCGTAGCCCTTACAAGGTTATTATCCAAAGACTTGACGTAAAGAGGGTCGGACTCAATGCAACAAGCCGCATAAAAGCGTTTGTCTTCAGGTTTATCTCTGTACCAGCCAAGTGGATCAGGACATCAAGGCGGTATGTGCTGAATGTATATACCTATAACAATGCTTACGCAGATGTATTCCAGACTGATTTTGGATGACACCTACAACTTATGGGTATGATGTAGCGTATTGCCTCAAGTCGCATTGTGGGGTAAGGGGATGTTGTGGGCTGAATTGGGTATTTCAATTCTAATTATCTGCAAATTCAGTAACGAGTGGACGTGTACACGCAAGAAGGACGTTGAAGGGCTTAGTTGCGGATTTTAGGTTATCGAAGAATTTTAAACATACGCCTCAGAATGGCATACCATGAAAATATCTTTGCAATGAGAATTTCAAATCTACGCGTATGGATATATATAAGGTATTTGAAGACCCCCGGATTAAGATGCTTGAAAATGACATTGCATTGTGGAACGACCATTGCCGATACACAGACGAAGAAAAGCACGTCATGAAGCAGCTTCTTCGTTGTAGAAGCAATGTGCTGTATGAACTGAATGTGTACGACAGCGATATGCATCAGCTGCTTGTCTCATTCAACGACAGATTAAGAAAAGCCTGCGCAGAACTCTATAACAAAGTGATGACTACCTATGAAGAGTACTGCAATCGCACCGACAGTTTTGGTGATTTTGAGGTGGAAGGAAAAATCTATCTTGGTGCAGAATACCCGAATCACCACCTTCTTCAAACCGAAACCGCCAAACAAGTATGGGACGCTCTGACGCAAGGAGGCTTTGAACCTCTCTATGATGACGGCTGTGCATGGTCGTTACATTGCAGTAAAGAATATCCTCCTGAACATGGTGGATGTGAAACGTTTGAGAAATGGATTGGCATGGAAGACGAGAACGACAACTGGAACGAGGAACTTGACCGGGAATGGTCAAAAGACTTGCACATGATACAACCGTTCCACAACCTTTACGACCATTGTTATTTCTCGCTCTATGACCTTATCTATGTGCATGATTTTGACCTGGAAGTGCATATCCAACTTGAAAGAAATGTAAAATACGAATAATCATGAAGAAGATCGACAACAAAGAGAAGATTGCTGAATTGTTAAACCACATTGACGATGACAACAGTATTATTGACTTTGACGAGAGCGGAATGGAGAAAATGAAAGAGAAAATACCATACTCTATGGCTCATATCCCTCTAACCCTTTGGAAAATACAAGCCCTATGCTTTCAATCCTCAACCAGTTGATAGGAGCAAATGTCGGAGACTTAAAGCAATACAGTCTATGTACCTTCTTTATCGATTGTCATAATGCTGACATGATGACAATGGACGACCTCGCCAAGATACAGATGTTTCTGTCTGAGTACATCAACCCGGAAGCAGAAGTCACTTGGGAATATGGAGTTGATGACAGCTTAAAAAACAACCAAATGCGCCTGACTTTGGTACTTGGATAGGATTTTTTACTAGGAATAAATAAAATTAAACAGGAAAGCGGAACTTGTGCCCCATAATTACACAAGTCTTCACTATCTTTGCGGTATCAAAACAGAGAATTATGGCTAAAAACCTTATCAATAGATACGTTTGGTTAGTTGAAACCATCTACAAGGCTGGTCGCATCACTTTTGAGGAAATCAATCAAAAGTGGGTGGAAAAGTTTGAAGAAGACCCGATACCTCTGCGCACTTTCCACAAGTGGAGAATTGCCGCAGAGGAGATGTTCAACCTCGTCATAGAATGTGAGCGCAAAGGTGGCTACCACTATTATATTGAGAACGCAGACGAGATTAAACGAGGTGGATTGCGGAATTGGCTTATAAACACCATATCTGTGAGCAATCTACTCCTTGACAGCCAATCCATCAAAGACCGTATTCTGCTTGAAGATATTCCCTCGGGACAGGATGAGTTGGCCGTCATTATTGATGCAATGAAGACGGACACACAGCTACGTATCACATACCAGAGCTATTGGAAGGATGAAAGCCACACCTTCAACGTCCATCCCTACTGTCTGAAGCTATTCAAACAGCGGTGGTACATGATAGCCCTCAGTCCATATTATGATAAGATAATGATATATGCCATCGACCGCATCTTCCACATTTGGAAGCTTGACGGTCAGACATTCAAAATGCCGGAGAATTTCGACCCAGAGACATTCTTCTATAACTACTATGGCATCATTGCAGGAACCAAACGCAACATTGAGTACGTGAAGTTGAAAGTGTCGGCTGGTCAGGCCAACTACCTCCGTTCACTACCGCTTCACAACTCACAGGAGGAAATTGACCGAGAAGGCGAATTCAGCATCTTCACGCTCCATCTTTGTCCCGAATTTGATTTCTACCAAGAATTGCTTTCTAAGGGCGAAGACGTGGAGGTCCTGGAACCAATCTGGCTTCGCAAAGAGATTGCAGGAATCATTAAACGAATGTGGAACAAGTACGACCCAAATAAGAAATGAAAGATTTTGCAGCTATTGATTTCGAAACCGCTAACAATGAGCGAACCAGCGTTTGCTCTGTTGGTGTCATTATCGTAAGGAACGGAGAAATCGTTGATTCGTTCTACTCTCTCATACAACCAGAGCCGAACTATTATAACTACTGGTGTACGCAAGTGCATGGGTTGAAAGAAGAAGATACAGAAGATGCGCCCATTTTCCCTGAAGTATGGAAGCAGATTGCCCCTCTCATCGAAGGGCTTCCCCTCGTGGCGCACAACAAGGCTTTCGACGAAAGTTGCCTTCGTGCCGCTTTCCGCTGCTACCAGATGGACTATCCCGAATATTCATTCCTCTGCACACTCACGGCATCACGGAAAGTATTTCCCGATTTGGAAAACCACCAGTTGCATACCGTGGCACATGAATGTGGGTATGTTTTAGAAAACCATCACCATGCACTGGCTGATGCCGAGGCATGCGCATGGATTGCAAAAGAAATACTGTAACAGATAAGTATGAGCGACAAATTAATACAATATTCAGATGCACTTCGTGATTTTGTAAAGATTCACGAACAGATTATGGCTAAAAAACAAAAAGACATTCTTGAAGGGAAATACATTAATGTGTTTACCCTGTGGAATGAATTCACTGGAATAACAGAGCCAATACACAGTAGAATACTGCAATTTATTCTTTCCCCACATACTATGCACGGGCAGGAAAATCGGTTTATCAATCTGCTGCTGAAACGAATAAACGTTAACTACGGAGAAAATGATGAATGGATTTCGACTGCTGAGACAGGACGAGTTGATGTTATGCTAAAAAGGTATAACCCTCACAGTGTAATAATTATTGAGAATAAATCAAATTGGGCAGGAGACCAACCCAATCAATTGTATAGATACTGGCTTGAGAATATTCATCGTTCAGATAATGATTTGCTACCGGAATTTTATAGTAAACATCAGGAATATAAAATTGTGTATTTAGTCCCTAACAAATACAAAAATATTTCTGATGATTCATTGCATAGACCAACTTATTTGTCTGAAACCATGCCGGAGCACCTTCCTATAACTCCAATTGTTTGGTCTTTTGAAGAAGAAGTCTCGGACTGGTTAGATGACTGCATTTCTTCATTACCAGAAGAAAATACACCTCTTAGGAACTTATTAAGCCAATATAAAGAATACTGTAAAACTCTATAACATGGAAAATATAAAGCAGATTATGAACTTGTTCGATAGTGCCGAAAAATGGTCAGCATATATTGAACTCTCAAATTATCGGGAGGACTTGGTTAAATATCTTAAGTCTTCGCTTTGTAATGAAATTCAAGTACTTGCAAATTCTAAGCTACAAGATACAGGATGGATTTTTGAATATGACAGAAATAAACTGAGCCTAAATATGTATCCGAACGAAAGCAGACTTATCGCTGTTTCGATTGAATGGGAATGGTGGAATCGTTCAGATTCTCCTTGGCATAGAAGAGGCGTAGGTATATGGGTGTATGCTTCAGAAACAGACTCTCGAAAAGTATATGAAAAAATGAAAGAGTTGAGTCACACACTGCCATTAAATGGCTATGAAGACAATCTGGAGAACCATACATGGTATCCCTTTGTAAGACAGATTCCGGCTTCAGTCTTTGGAGTTACAGATAATGTCGTGTCTGTAGAAGAATGCCTATATATGGCAAGCTTCAACCCGAAGCAACTTGCTCTCAATATCTGGCACAATGTGTTCGAACCATTTGCAACAAAAGAGTGTTCAGAACTATTCGCATCCGTAGTTAAGTGAATATGATGAATACAATACAACTCCAGTCATGGCTTAATGGGTTAAAGAGCATTCCCAAACCTCATAAATGGGAACGTTCTCTTATGGATATAACGGGCGTGACCCATCATGAAAACATGTGGTCTGACATTTATAAGTTCTTTTTCCATGAAGAAGAAAGCCATCACTTAAACGACCTCTTTATCAGAAGTCTGGAGCAGTTATTAGGACGTGAAGATTTTCTTCGTGATTTTTCTGTGAAGAGAGAATGTGTAGTGGATGAGGATAAACGCATTGACCTTCTGCTTTATAATGAGAGCACTCGAAATGCCATCATTATAGAAAATAAGGTAAATCATTCGCTCGATAATGATTTAAATCTATATCAAAACAGTGTTTATAAAATGTTAGGGCAAGGTTGCTGTGTCATAACCGTTGTTTTGGGGCTACATCATTATGATCTTTTAAACTATAATAAAGCCTCTGAAATTGCTCCAGAGAACAAATACTCCATCACACATAAAGAACTGCTGGATAAAGTTTATGAAAACATATCTCCCTATTTGAAAGACGCTCAGACTAACTACATTTTTTTGCTTAATGAATTTTATAAGAACATTTGTAATATGGCAAATCAAATAGATGTATCTATCCTTGATTTCTTTAGCAAGGCTGGAAACTCACAACGAATAGCCGAGATACATAAAGTTTATACCCACATAATGGACTATGTCTCAGGCATTTTGGAATGTTCAGAACCTTCTGAACTCAAAAAAATCTCGACAGCATGGGCATGTCGTGTAAATCTGAACGAGGTTATGTGAAGTACTTTTTCCCTAACACCAACAATTAAGTCATGTTAACCATTTTCTTCCGTGATAGGATATTTTCTACGAAATATGCTCCACACATTCACATGGTGTTTGAAGTGCAAGGGAACACCAAAGCAAAGCTTGATGCTATGGAAGAACAAGTTGCAGACATAATTTCAAAATACAGCAAGGATGGTATTGTTATAGGCAATAGAAGAGACGAAAAAAGGAACAAGTGGAGACATTTGGCTTCGCAAACCATCCATTTCAAAAATATACAGGAAGAAATGCCAAAACTTGGTGAAATAGCAGGAGAGTATATAAATGCTTCATCACCAATCATCCGCATGGGCAAAGAAATTATGAATCTTGTAAAATAGTTGGTATGCTATCATACATCTCCAACACCGCCAACTACAAGGAGGTGCTTTCACGGGTGAAGTCCGTAAAGCACACTCTTTGGACTGGCACAGTCGACATAAAAGACCTTTATGTGGAGGTGGGCAAAGAGAAAAAGCCATTCCTGGCACTCATTGCCCAACTAATTCGGTGCGGAAGTAAGGCTCATTCACGCCAAAGAACCTGGCCCGAACTTTTGGGAGGACTTTGACAAATACCCTGTGCTTTATGATTGTTTGGAACGAGTGCTCAGTCCTCGCGTTCACTTCAAGATGCTTGTCTTCGACTGCAAAGAGGTGTATGTCGGCAGCGCAAACCTGACTAGTGCCGGTTTCGGAATGAAAGGCGAAGACAAACGAAACTTCGAGGCTGGCATCCTAACCGATGACCCTGCAATCGTGGAACAAGCCATGAACCAATTTGATGCTGTGTGGATTGGTAAGCACTGCAAGAAGTGTAAGCGTAGAGAGTTATGCTTAAATCCCATCTTATGAAGAAGATTATCTTTCTTAACTTTGACGGCGTTCTGAATACCGAACACTATCAGAACTACCTTATGTATGAGAGGAAATCCAGGCAAGACAAACATGGTGTACTCTTTGATCCAGAGGCTGTGCGACAACTGAAACGAATAGTTGATGTCACCAAGGCCGATATTGTGATTGAATCATCTTGGAAATATCTCGGTCTTGCTGCCATGCAGGAAATGTGGAAGGAAAGAGATTTGCCTGGCAAAGTAACCGGCATCACAGATTCATCTGTCAGCGATAATTGGCTGCTTACCGCAAATCTTGATGACATAGACCCTGCTATGGGACATCGTAACGGAATGGAGATAGCATCATGGTTAGCTGACTATACAAAGAATGATGTACGGTATGTCATCATCGATGATGAGTATGTATGCCTTGAATCTCAGGTGCCCCACTTCATCCTTACCAATCCTTACGACGGCATTACAGAAGACATTGCTGACAGGGTAATTGCCATCCTTGAACAATAATTTTTTCAAAGAAATACAAAGTTTATGGAGTTATGCCCCCATTCGGCATAACTTCATTTTAATTTTGCACCAGATTTCTAAATGTCAAACTAAAAAATATCATTATGGCACTCAAAAATGTAAAGGTAACGATGTCTCGCTTAGGTGTTCACACCATGGAGGGGAACACTACAGTCTATATGCCTTTAGCAAATATAGAGTATATGAAACTGGGGAAAAAGAAAAAGACCGTCCATTTGGATGGCAAGATGGTGTTCGACAAGAAATATTTTAAAGGCTGGATTCTGGGTTCTTCCTATTTCGTCGGTGTCACAGCTGACTCTTATCAGATTTATGACGAAGACGGGAACAGGACTGGAACATCATCCATCGAGGAATTTGGAGAACCGATTCAAGCAAATGAAGATGACTTCATCTGCTTAAAGGGCAGAATAGCATCTTTGATTGGCATTAATGGAAAATGCAAGAAAAGTAGAGCCTTGACAAATGAAGAGTATGAGTCAATCACCAAAGAATAAGAGGGTCTTCGATACTCTTTCCCCTCAATTGAGTCATGGGCATGACTTTCCAATAGAAGATGTATGGAATACGGACAATGCAATCGCCCGTCTTCTGGTTCCTCGCTTACAAGCCTTCAAAGCTTTTGACAAACATGGCTATCCGCCTAACATGGGAGATATGTGGAAGTGGAACGACACAATTCAAAAGATGATTGATGCTTTAGAACTGATGAAATATGCCCACACTATGCACGACAAGGAAGATAACAAGACCATAGAACAGGGTCTTGAACTCTTCCATAGGTATTTTCAGTATTTATGGGATTAAGAGCATGATATGATGACTCCAGACAACCAAATAAAATTGTTACTCAAAACACTCTCGCAAGGCGTTTTTGAGAAAGAGCATATTATCGCAATGGCACTGCTGAGTGCCATTGCAGGAGAGAGCATATTTCTGCTCGGCCCTCCTGGTACGGCAAAGAGCTTGGTGGCTCGTCGCCTGAAACTGGCTTTCAAGGATGGGGTGGCGTTTGAATACCTGATGTCTCGTTTCAGTACACCTGATGAGATATTCGGGCCTGTATCTATCTCGCTGTTGAAGAACGAAGATAGATACGAACGTGTGGTGGATGGTTTTTTGCCAACCTCCACCATCGTATTTCTCGATGAGATATGGAAAGCCAGTCCAAGCATACAGAACTCCTTACTCACTGCTATCAATGAACGCATCTTCCAGAATGGACGCAGCACCATCTCTCTGCCCATGAAAGCCTTGATTGCTGCAAGCAATGAACTACCGGCGGAGGATGAAGGACTTGAAGCATTGTGGGACCGTTTCCTGGTGCGTATGGTGTTGAACTGCATACAGAGTGAAGCCACCTTCTACAAGATGGTTCGACAACAATACTTTTCAACACCAGAGGTGGATGAGGATTGCCAAATTACGGAAGAACAATACCATGTTTGGCAAATGGAAATAGGCAAGGTCGATATTCCTGATGAGATTTGCGCTGTGCTTACGGCTATCCGTAAAGGTTTCAAAAAGGAAACGAAGAAAGAGGAAATCAACGAGATGGACTACTATATCTCTGACCGACGTTGGAAGAAATGTGTTCACCTCATGCAGGCTTCGGCTTTCCTGAATGGCAGAAAGCATATCGACATGACAGACCTTCCAATCCTGATGCACTGTCTATGGAACAAGGCTGAGACTATTCCAACGGTGATTGATGTGGTAGGAAAAAGTCTTACGGCACACATAGACAATAAGCTCGCCAAACTGGAAAAGGACATTGAGCAAGCCTTGAAGAAAGCATACGAGCCAGAGAAGAAAGAGCAAAATACCCGAAACGTGCCTGAAACATTCTCGCTAACACATTTCTTCTACTACACTCTTCGTAACTACAAGGATGGTAAATGCCTGTTTTATAAGGTAGACTATAATCATGTCAGTGTGGATAAGGCCACAGATGGCATCATCTATCGGGACGAAGAAAAACGAGCATGGATGATTCACGCTATATATACCGGCACATTATTTGATTATAAAGTGAAGAACCAGGCCATGGTGAAAAAGGTAAAACTGCAAAAGTGCAAAGGAGGCATCATAATAGATGGCACTCCATACGGTTTTGAACGACCGTTGGGAAGTACAAATCCTTCTGATAGCTTGTTTGATAGTGAAGATTTCCCAGAGCCTAACATAACAGATTCGGTGATGGAGATAATCGATAAAACATTGCGGACACAACTGAACCAACTGCAAGAATTGTTTGCAAAGTCTAAGAACTTGTTCCTGTCGGATAATGACCTGAAGGTAACAAAGAAATATCTCACACAGTGTGGCAAGCATATTGAGGAAGTGTACGTAAAGGCACAGAACGCACAGAAACTGCTTTAGTCGATGGATATTGTTAAGAAAATTCAGGAATATAACGAAGCATTTGATTTCTATATGGATAGAGGTGAAATGCCAAAGATTATCGGGGAAGGTGACCTGTTGGGGAGCTATCTTGAGCAGACACTGCAAGACAACCCGCAACTTGACAGTCAGGATCCAATGTGGAAGGAACTGCTGAAAGAGGAACTGATGAGATTTCTTGAAACCATGCTGCAACTCTTTCAGCCGATGGAGGAAAGACACCACAGAGAGAAAGGTTTTATTCTTGCCTTTCTCGGCGGCAACATGGACTCGAAGCGACAGATGTGGCAACAAGCAAAACAAATCATCATTCTTGGATATAAGCAGGAAGAAGTCAATATCAATGGGTATGAAGAGCAGTTAAAAGAAACCGACAACAGCGAAAGGCAGGAAGCCATACTGAACGCTCTGACAAACGACTGGGATAAAGCGTGTGATGAGAAACTGAAACAACAGGAACAAGCAGCCATCGACCAATACGGCAAGAATTGGGAAATGCATGTTAAAGAGCACGGCTTGTCAGACTACAAGGAACATAAGCGCATTGAGAAGATTGTCTATTCTTATCCTGCATTGGCAGAGATTGTGCGCATCATGGGACGTGAGCTGCCAAAGCACAAAGATGAGATGGATGAGACCATCAAAAAATATCTTCCTATACTGCCATCACGGCCTAAACCAGCCTTGGAGATAGAGGAAATCTCCACAGGACAGAGTCTGCGACACATGGTACCTGTAGAGACGGTCATCATGTCTGACCGACAGACGGAGGATCTTTTTTATCTGAAGTACGCTTCGCAGAAACTACAGTTGTTTGCCAGTAAACCGAAAGAGGAGAGCTGTATGAAACTGGACAAGCAACGTCAGGTGAAACCACGATTAGAGAAAGGCCCCATCGTCGTGAGCCTGGACACCAGTGGCTCAATGACAGGCAAACCCATACAACTGGCAAAATGCCTCTTGCTGCAACTGTTGAAAATGGCAAAGAAACAGAAACGGAAATGTTTCCTGATAACATTCTCTGTCCGTGCTAACTTCCTTGACCTTTCCCGATATGGGGCATGGAAGCAGCTGAACAAGTTCCTTGACAATCACTTTTCAGGAGGAACGGATGGCGAACAAATGCTGAGAACTGTATTGAATATGTTGCAGACCGCCAACTTTTCCATGGCAGATGTGCTAATCATCAGCGATTTCTACTTTCCCAAACCAATATCTGCTACTCAACAGAAAATGCAGATTGAACATGAGAAAGGTACACGCTTCTACGGATTAAGGATAGACAGCAATTCTGATACTTATAATGATATACTCGACAAGATATGGCAGGTGAACATAAGAAACCGAAATTCTGGATAAGCCCCAATTCAAGGCTTACCTTTCCGCAATTCCGCGTTGTCTGGCATCAATGCGGCAAGCAGGAACTGATTGACTTCTGCTCTGTAGAACAGCCACGAAGACTAACTTATTGTACCGTCTCAACATGTCTGCATATATTATATGAAGCCGATTACTCGGTGCTTCATATCCTGTATTCAGAGGAAATTGCCTTTGAGAACATGCGACTCGCTGTTCCTCGTTGGTCATATCCCCTACATCATAGGTCTCTTCTTCTGATTCCTTTTCATCCTTCTTGCCATGGAGATCTAGTGTGATCATTACGGAAAAGTATACCACATAAACAAAGGTGAGGACGAGCGCAAAAAATACGAATCCTGACATTTTTCAATCTGATATTTAATTGTTATCCTTTGTTTGTTATCATACTCGGAAATACTCTCAAAAGGCAGGAGAACTCCCAAAAGCATTGCAAATGAACAGACTTTTATATGATTGACGAAATAACACACAAAATACAAACGCCTAATTAATAAGTGCTTGCATTTTGTGTATTGTGGAGTATGCTTTATTTCATAATACCATTATCCGTGTCGCGCAGGTTTATCTTCTTTTCTGCTGACTTATGTTTGTTGCCTCGGCTCAGTTGCCAAGATATATTCAACGTAACGAGATTGCCGCTATCCTTAGAATAACCAATAGTGTGCTTATACAGATTACGGTTGAGCAATTCATTCTCGTATGACTTATGATTGCTGTCAAAGGGGTTGGCCCATGACAATGAGAACTGCAAGTCGCGCCACATGTAAGAGGCTTTTAGAACCGAATAAGCACCGCTGAAGCCTTTCGATTCGCCTTCAAAAAATCGGTTGCCGTTATCTATGTATCCTTGCAACGTGAAGTGGCCGAGATAAGCCGTGATGCTACCTACATAAAACCACGATGTATAGCAATGTGTATAGTCTTTGCCGAAATTAAAGCATCTGTTCATTCCTCCATAGGCTGCAATCTGAAGTTTTTCGGGCAAGAGCCAATAGCCAGCATACGCCATAGCGTTCAGCACAGAAATTTTCTTTTGATTAATCTGAGTATAAATGAATTTATTGTCGTCAGTTCGCTCATAATGAGCCATGTTGGGTTTGAAACATTGTTTGTAATAACCTTCAACAAAGGTCTGCAGGCGATTGGTATTATATGAAAACTGTAATCGGTGCTCCATATCGCGCGAAGGTTTCAAATCTGGATTACCAATAGTCCATTCCATGCTATTGGTGCGAATCATAGCGTCACTCGTCATGGCTATACGGGATACCCTGTCCCACATCTGATAGGTGTAGCTCAACTGCATATTGTTATTGATGTTGTATGTCAGCGAGGCTTTTGGACGGAATGTCCAGAAGTTATATCTGTGACCATTCTGAGTGTAATGGATATAGCTTGCGCCTGCACCTAATGTGTAGCGCAACGGTCGGAACAGACCCTTAATTTCTGCAAAGGCATATAGGCGGTTGTTGTTAGTCTTGGTCAAAGCGGAAGCGTCGCCAAGATAGTCGTTCTTTGTGTGTTTATAGCTATAGTTCAAGCCTGTTGAGAGTGTAAAGGGCTTGAGCTTGTTCTCATAAATCACCTCAGTAAGAAGAGATGCTGTCTTGCCATCCACATCATATTTATAAGGCGTACCCTCGTCATAATAGCTGCTTGTCTGTGTGGATATATAGGTACCTACGGCATTGGCTGTGATGGATTGGCGTGGGGTGAGCTGACGAAAGAAATAAATATCCAATACAGGCGAAAGGCTCTTGTTTTTTTCTCGGCTTGTAGCCTGATATTGTCGAGAGCCATCCGTGATGTCCTTAATATTATAGTTGTCTGGCGTGTTGTTGAATGCTCCACTCAAGGATGTTTGAAAGACGGTTGCTGTGGAGTCAGACCAGTTATAGGTTAGTTTTGCGTCATGCGCAATGGATTTATGAAGCGACTCCACATCGTTTCGCTCAATAGTGTAGATACTGCCGTCTGTCAAGGTG